CGCCTAAGGAAACGCCTAAGGAAACGCCTAAGGAAACGCCTAAGGAAACGCCTAAGGAAACGCCTAAGGAAACGCCTAAGGAAACGCCTAAGGAAACGCCTAAGGAAACGCCTAAGGAAACGCCTAAGGAAACGCCTAAAGATGATGATAATAATGTTGTAAAAAGTTTGCCATCTATAAAAAATATTACAGAAAATTTTACTCTTCAACTTTATTCATCTTTTGATAATTTACTACAAGAAAAGTTATCTTTGACAGAACAATTAAACCAAAAAGAAGCCGAACTTGTTGAATTGCAAAAGAAATATGATGATTTTAAGCGAAAATTTGACGCTATGAAATCTCTTTTTAGTTAAGCAAATAAATGAATTTTTAAACTAACCATTAGTTTAAAAAATTGATATTTTTAATCCGAATCACTTCCAGACGACTGAGAACTACTTTCACGATAAATTTTTTTTTTGGAATCACATTTTTTGGTATCTGATTTGTTTTTTACAGTTTTAACAGATGCTTTTGTATCTTTTTGAGAAGCAATGTATTGTTTAATAAGCTGTTTTTGACTACGTTCAACCATTGTTTTTATACGAGACTTTAATTGATCACATGATTTATCAATTATCTTGTCAATTTCTTCGTTAATATCGAAATTACTCATTTTTAAAGTTAAAAAAATTCTTCTTTAGACTAATTTAAATATACGTCTATGTCTTTTACTTCAAAAATTGCGTTGTCGAAAAGTTTTTGATACGTTCGTACATTTACTATTAATAAAACATTTCTATTTAAAAGCTAATGAATATATAATAAAAATGCCAAATCTATTAACAAATCCTCAAGATTTTAAAAGAAAATGCGATGATGTAGGTGTAACGTATGATCTATTAATTGAAGCTCAAGAATGTTTAGGAAAACAAGCTTGTTCTAAGTTTTTTAAAGGAAAATCTAAAAGAGGAGGTGGAAGTACTACTTCTTCATCTATGGTAGATGATTGGGTATATACACTAAAATATGCTATCGATAATCCAAGCGAACAAGACAAAGATACTTATGTACCTAGAACGGTAGAACCACTTGATGAATGGAAAGACTTTGTTACGTTGGTTAATACTCCAATTGAAGAAGATATTTACAACTCTTGGAAAAATCTAACTCCAAAAAAGATTGGACAAGAAGTTCGTAAATATGGATTAACATTTGGAACTGCCAATTCAAACGCCATTAAAACACTACAAGAAAGATCTATGGCTATGGTAGAACGTCGTATCAAAAATTTTTGGAATAAAACTATTGAATTTAACCAAGAAACTAATCAAGAACTTGATTACAATGCTTTGAATATATTTCAACTTAGAGAAATTTCTAAAGATGTTGGATGCACTATTTACCAACAAAATAAAGATCAACTAATCTCTAACATTAAGAAGAGACAACAGGATTTAAAGTCTTATTCAAACGACGAAAAAGAAGAATATTCTAATATATCTTTGCTAACTCTAAAAATTATTGCTAGAAATAAAGGACTTACTCAATATAATAACCTTAAGAAAGAAGATCTTGTTAAAGCATTAACCGACTTTGATAAAATTGATGAAGAAAAAGATAAAATTACACTTGGAAATGTAGAAGTTATATCAAGACAGTCTGATGGATATATTAATGCTAGTCAACTCTGTAAAGCAGGTAAGAAATATTATGCGGATTGGTTTCGATTAGAAAAAACAAAAGAGTTTTTGACAGAATTATCACAAGAATTGAAAATATATATTTTAACTGATAAAAAAGACAAAGTAGACTGTAGTGGGATTTCCCATAATGAAAATACGAACGTAAGTTTGATAGAAATTAATCAACATAATGACTCAGATAAATCAACTTGGGTTCACCCACGTGTAGCTATTCATATTGCACAATGGATTTCTCCTAAATTTGCAGTTAATGTAACAGGATGGATTCATAAATTATTATCTACAGGAAGTGTCAAACTAGAAAGATCTGTAAAGAGCTTTTCTACTCTTACAGAATTTGATATTGAAGCAGAAAAACTAGAAAATGAAGTTAAAATGTGTGAGTATACAAATGAATTAATTATTTACTGTGCTTATATCGGAAATGGATTAGTCAAGATTGGTTTCACTGATTCTAATCTTGTTAAGAGAGACAAAAAACATATGTCAAGTGAGTCATTATATCCTCAGTGGAGAATGATTAAGTTTTTCAAAGTATCTGGTAAAAATATAGAAAAAATGACACACGAATTTTTGAAACATTATAAGGTTGATTTTTTCAATCAAAAAGAAGTATATAAACCAGTTAAAAATCTAACAAATTTTATTGAAGATATAGAGGATTTCTTAAAGGATAATGACTTAAAAATGGCTATTATGATCTTACAAAAAGAGAATTCAGAATTAAAACTCCAAAATATGCAATTAAAACTAGATCTTTTAAGAAATAAAACAATATAATATAATTTTTTACTTTTGTATGTAAAATAACATAAAAAAGTATAAACATTCGAGTTTTCGGTGGAACCTTTTACAAAACGGGGAAACCTAAAGCTCCTCCACTCACCCGAATAATGTTGTTATTGATAGCCGTAACAATAAATTCATATGTTTGTTTGAAATTGATTCCTTCTATTTTTTGGGATGCGTCATCTTGACCATTTGCCGATTGAGCCTGATTACTCGCTTCGGGAACAATTGACACATTTGTAAGTTTTCCGTAATTTGTAGAACCCATCGGATCAAGACTAATAAAATCAAGAGAATAAGAATACGAATGGTATCCAGTATCAATCGGTATTACCGGAGCATGATACCAAGGGTTAACAAGCGAAAAATAATCAGAACCCATTTGAGCGAGACGATTTGTATTTTCATAAATTAAAGAAGTTTGAACAATCGGATCAGCACCTGCACCAGGAGGGGTAAAATTAGCTATACCCCTCGTACCAATCCAACCAGTGTAAGCAGGTCCAAGACCAGTAGCTCCTGTGAAAGCATAAGTTGAAACAGGAGACGATGTAAGATAATTTGAATGCTCAGCTGCGTGAGTGGTGTTTCGTACGGCAAAAAACAAAACCTTGATAGCATGCGAAAAACGAATATCAAAAGATTGCTGCTTGTTAGTAGCAGGAGTAAAAGACTGGCGGGGAGCAGTTTGTACTTGCTCAATCAAAATATCACGAGGTGCGCAAGCCATACGCTTTCGTTCGTCATTAGAAACAATAGCATAATTTGCCCATACTTGAGTATTACCTAAAACAGGAGTAGTATTTAAATGGGCTGTTGGATCAATTGTAGTAGTACGTTTTTCTTTTTCAGTAGAAGACAAATTTTCATGTATTAAAAGATGAGTCCAATCACGGAAATAAAAGTTGATTCGCATCTCGTTGTAAGGAAGTGCAGCAGTTGGTAGAGCTACACCACTATCGCGACTGTAAAAGAAAGGAAGAGGCAAGTTGAGAGTCATTGCTGGTAGAACTTGACGAGGTTGAGTCAAATCGTCAAGATTACCAATCATGTTATTGTAACCGTTCCTTTTGCCTTCCGGAACCGTAAAGGCAGCCCAAAAGTCTAAATGATAATTATCAAATCGTGCTGCAATTAAATCATTAAAAGTAATAGAGCATTCACGAATAATATTGTGCATCAAGTTACGAGTCCAACGGACAGTGAATTTTTTTTGAGTTGGATCGGTATTATAGTTTTTTATTTCAACACGTGGAGTATTAAGGCGAAGCCAAGTTTGAAGCATATAATCACCTGCACGTGAAATAGCTACAGACCATTCTTGGCCAAAAGCCGGAGAACCGGCTGCTCGCGAGAGAACAACTGGAACTTGAGTAAACCAAGTAGCTTTCCTAGTTTCACGAACAAAATAAGCAGTGGCATCGTGACCACCATAGAGGTATTTTTCAATTTCATCAAAAGTGGCAAGATCAATAAACCCCGATGTTACATTTGAAGTAGAGATGGAAGACATTGTTTTATATTAGAGCAAGATAATTTTTGATTTTTTTAACAAAAAATATACTTTAAATATTAAAAACAAAAATGCAAAATGCGAGCTTAAATGAGTCAAGTGAAAGAATAAAGTCTATGACAGATCTAGATATTTTGAGTATAGATGCCAAGATACGTAAGAATTTTGAGGAAGAGACCTCAAAACTATTTGAGCACAAGGAGAAGTTACAAGAAATAGAAGAAACTTTAAAAAATGAAAATCTTCGACGAAGAATAAGAAATAGTCTTGAAAAAGCTAGAGATGATTTGAAAATATATGTAAATGATTTATCAACGCAAAAACAATTGCATTTTTATATTATGGAAACGTTATCTTTTATAGAACAATATAAAGAAATTTTAAAAATTCCTGTTAAAGTAAGTTTTATTGGTAAACTTATTAAAAATGATAAAGAAAAATCTGAAATAATAGAAGGTTATATAGAAGCAGCTTCTAAATATGTTGATATTGAATTTGAAAAAACAAAATCGCAAAAAGTAACATGTCCAAATTGTTTAAATAAAAAAGAATTTGATGTTATTGATGGAAATACTTATATATGTACAAAATGTTACGCTAGACAAACTGTAATGAAGCATAATTCTTCTTACACTGATATTGACAGAGTTAATATTTCAAGTAAATATACATACGACAGAAAGGTTCATTTTCGGGATTGTATTAATCAATATCAAGGAAAACAAAACAGTACTATTCAGCAAAAAATATATGACGATCTTGAAATTCAATTTGAACGTCATCACCTTTTAAAAGGAGGAAAAGATACATGTAAAGAAATTAAATTTAAAGATGTTACCAAAAATCATGTTCTTATTTTTCTAAAAGAACTTGGTTATTCTAAACATTACGAAAATGTGCATCTTATTCATTATAATTTTACAGGAATTAAACCCGATGATATTTCTTATTTAGAAGAACAACTTCTTGATGATTTTGATGTTCTTACTGATTTGTATGACAAAAGATTTAAACATATTAATCGTAAGAATTTTATTAACACTCAATATGTACTCTTTCAGTTATTACGTAGACATCGTCATCCTTGTAAAAAAGAAGAATTTATTATTCTTAAAACAATTGACAGAAAATTTTTTCACGATGAAATATGTAAAGATTTATTTGAAGAATTGGGATGGAATCATAGCCCTTTTTATTAATTTAAAATGAATTAAGAAATTGTTTCTAAATATTAAAAATGTCAAATATTAGATTTCGTGTACATCAACAACCGCATTATTCGGAAATATTAGAAAATGAATGGTATAATCAATCTGAAAATACATTTTTTACATTAATGAATATAATTAATGTTTTAGAACCAATTTTTGATCCAATTGAAATAGCTATACAAAATAGCGAAGATGATCTTCAATTACATAGAAATGATAATATAGAAATTAATGTTAAATCACAACTTTATCACACAACTAATAAAAAATATGATATGTGTTCTATATGTACAGATAATTATACAAAAAATGATGAAGTATCCGTATTAGAGTGTAATCATATTTATCATTCAAAATGTATAAAAGAATGGGGTAAATACAAGCCTAGTTGTCCTATATGCAATATAAAAATTTCTACTAATCTTTCATGTATTGATGAAATTGACTAAAGATAAACTAAATCTTTATTATAACTAAATGTTATCAAAGTTAAAAAAAACATGGAATGATTATGGTTTTGAAATAACTCTTGGTTTTTGTCTACTATTTATTCTATTTTTTGGTCTTTACCGAAAAATTACTGGTAAAAAAGGCACATGGTCAAGAAGAGACAATTTTAGAAACTATATTCCTATTAAGCCTACTTATCAGCCTACCCGTCAACCTCCACGTGAGAGTAAAGGCGAAACAGAATGCAGAAGAGTATTACAATTTCTATTTAAAAGACGTTTTGATAAACATCGTCCTGATTTTTTACGCAATCCTGTAACAGGTGGAGATTTTAATTTAGAACTTGATTGTTTTGATCCAGAACTTAAAATTGCAGTTGAATATAATGGTGTTCAACATTACCAGTATATACCATTTTTTCATAAAAATAAAGAAGCTTTTTTAAATCAGAAGTATAGAGATGATATGAAACGAAGAATGTGTCAAGAAAATGGTGTTCTTTTGATTGAGGTACCTCATACAATAAAATTAGAAAATATTAAAGAATTTATAGAAAATGCTTTAATCAAAAATGGAGTTACATTTTAATACTTATTTTTAATCTTACTAACCGGTTTTTAAAGGGGGGTGAAATACAGGAATTTTCTTTCTTATTTTATTATTATTGTTAAAAAAAATTATTATTCCTATTATAACTGGAACTAATAATATAATACCTATTATTGCACCTAATATTATTTTTTTTGTAGAACTATTATCAGTTTGTGTACCATCAGTATTATACTGTGAATTAGGATCATCGTTCTGACTACTGTTATCACCGGTGCCATTACCACCAGTGTCGTTACCACCTCTATTATTATTTATAGTCTGATCGCAAGATTGACGTATATTTTCTAAAGCGTCTTTTGACATAGTTGAACCTGCTAAATTAATGATATTACTGCAACATTGTAAATTTGGAGGGTTTGGTTGCTTTATTTGCTTTTTTGGAATAAATGGATTTTTAAGCTTCCAGTTATCCATTAACCTCTTAATTTGAATATCTGTGTATTTATATGAACATGCAAAATTACAAGCCCAACATGGCACACTCCATGAATCAAGAGTCCATACATCAGACGCATCTGGTAATGTTCCACAATTTGCAACATTACCAGTGTCTTGTTTTCTTACAGCTCTTTGTTGTGTTTCATAATCAGCCATATCAGAACGGTATTTTTCTTCAGCTTTCTTATTTTCTGCACTAATTTTTAAATTTTGATTGTCAATATCTGTAACTTTTGCTACATAAATCTGTGATACTTGTGTACAAGGATCTCCCATTTTTATTATTAACAATAAAAATCTTTTCTAAATTAATTTTGCACAGAAAACCTTACATTAAATAAATGAATAATATTGATGATGATATCATTCCTTATTGTGTTTGGCATTATATAGATATAAACACAAATACATTTTTAGGATATATTAGTGCTCCAAAAAAACATAAAAAAAATGGATTTGTTAGTTTTAATTGTGAATCAAAAATAAAAGAAAACTGGGTTTTAGCTGGTACTTTTTATGGAATAGCTCCTAATTTTCGTCCTATACCTGTTGGTATGAAAATTTTTTGTATTAAAAATTCTTCATCGTTTCCTTACAATACAAAAGATATGTATTTAATGCAAGATCCATATAATATGAAAGATGAATGTGTATACTTTGTGACATATAACCAACCAGTTCCAAACACAAAACCTTTGTATTTTCATTTACTTGGAGATAATGTATTTCCAAGTTTTGACGAAAATCCTCCATCTAAATCGTCTGACTGGTCACAAACTCTTATTTCCCCTGTTTTTGTTATGACAACTAAACATGACAAATTTAAATGTGTAAACGGACGTTGTATTCCATGGATTTCTGAAATACCATCTTTATATGATACTGATAAACATGATGAAATATTAGGTCTTCACAATTGTACTGTTTTTTGCAATGATCTTGTTGTTTCTAAAAACGAAGGAAAACCATTTAACATATTACAAATTGTATCAGACCAAAAAATAAAAAAAAGATCGGTAGGTTTAAAAATGATACTTTTTTGTATTATTATTTTTTGTATTATTATTTTAATTGCAAAAATAATTTTGAAAATGTTTAGAAAAGATTAAACAATATTTTAAACTAAAATGAACACATATACAATAATCAATACTCTTGATGGACAGATAAAAATTCCTGAAGATGCACTTCCTGGATTGAATGAATGGTCAGAACGAATTGGTATGCTTATTAAATATAAAAGTGAAATTACACCAACGTTTAACGTTCCTTCATCTTATTTAATCAAATTAATTTCTATATCTCGTGCTTCTGCTCAGTATTATTCTTTAACAGGAGAATTACAAGAAAAAAAACGAGAACAAATTGTTAGTATGTATAATGCTCACAATCGGGAAGAATTTACAAGATTTTATGACGAGGAAATAGAAATTACAAGTAAACTTGCAGAGTTTATAGAAACTATAGATAGTATAATCAAATGGAATATATCATCCGATATTTTATATAAGTTAATAGGTCGTATAGTAGATCCGATGGATCCAAATTTTACAATACCACAATATGTCACAATTGCATCATTATCATACTTAGAACATCTTAAAAAGACAAATCCTGACTCAGTTGATGGACTTACTTTATTACCAACACTTCTTAAGGAAACTGATCAATATACTAACGATCTTCAAATTCCAATAACATCTTGGGTTCCATTAAATATTATTATTGGAACAACTCTAATAGAGTTATCAATAATAAGAAAAGACAAAAGTATAGTATTTTATACATTAAATGATTTAGATGAACAAATAGAAGAATTACTTTCGCATAAAGACCCTAACTCAAAAGAATTTAAATTTATATATTGTCTTTCTCACAAATTAATAATGAATTGTATACATCCTTCTTTACGAGTATGGTCCTAATTTTTATATGAAAATCATATAAAAAATAGTGAATCTTCCATCAAAATTAATTTGAAAAGTAAGAACCTGCTGATATTTCCAAGTCATAGATTCCATCCGATCTTGTAAATCTTTGTTTTGCATTTCTACACCGCATGCAAGATGCAAGACAAGAAAATTCTTTTTCAACCACTTTATTTTATTTAACAAGACAGTATTTTGTTGATGCAGTTTTAAAGATGATGATGTCTTTAACCTTTTAAAAGTTTGGAGGAGCAAAAAAAAAAGATAATTCAAACTAAATTTTATATGAATTTTTAAAATTATTTAGAAAACAAAGTTCGACAAAAAGTTTTTCTCCTCCTCCGAACTTTTCATTTTTGCAAAAAATGATTTTGGTGATCAGTCGCCAGATTAAAAAGTATAAAACTTTGACGGAAAAACTTTTATTTCTTGCAAAAATGATTTTGGCGTTCGGAAGAAAAAAATGAAAAATTGAACTTTTCCAAAATGGATTTTCTTTCCACACACACACATTTCAAAAAAAGTATCAAAAGTGACTTTTATCAGAGAATTGTTACTAATTTTATACAATTTTAGATATTCTTTAGACATTTTAGTTTTAACAGTAAAAAGTCACTTTTTTATCTAAAAAAAAGTAACTCTTCATTTAAAAACAAATGAATAAAATAAAAATAAAATGGAACAATGCATTTTTTGTTCTAATATGTTTGGAAATATTCAAATGCTAAAACAACACCAGAAAAAAACCAAGTATTGTCTAAAAATACAAGAAGCTAAAGCAAAGGAAACTGAAGAAAATGAAGTCAAAAAGAAAAAAGAAGTAAACGAATTAACTTGTCATTTTTGTGGTAAACAGTTCAAAACCAAATATCTTTTAAATATTCACCAGACACAAGCTAAATATTGTCTAAAAATACAAGAATCTCAAAATTCTCAGGAAATTATATCATTGCTGATTAATTGTAAATTTTGTGATAAAAAATTTTCTGTAAGTAGTTATGCTAAACATAATTTAACATGTAAGAAAAAAATAAAATTTTTTAATGAAGAAATTGCAAAAAAAGACGAAGAAATTATTAGATTAAAAATTGAGAAAGAAAAAAATGAGAAAGATATATATAAAAATTTTGCTGAACATGCACAAGCTACTATTGAAGAGATAGCCAGAAAACCAACTTATCAGAAAAACATCACAAAAAACATTCAGAATAATTTGATGCTTTCAAATCTTACTCCTCTTGATTTATCTCAAGCTCGTGTAGACAGTATAATAGATCAAAAGTATACAAAAAATGATTTTTATGAAGGTCAAAAAGGAGCTGCTCATCTTGTACATAAATATATTGCAACAGATTCGGAAGGGAAACCTCAAATAGTTTGCACAGATACAGAACGAGGTATATTTCATCACAAATCATCTATTGGTGATCATATTGTTGATTATAAGAATGTTCATTTGATCAAGAGAGTTCATTCTCCTCTTAAAAGAAAAGCAGGGGAGTTTGCAGCAGAAGAGTCTGTAAAAAATCCAACTGCTTTAAAGGAAATTATTAATAATATGAGTTCTATTAGAGATCTAGAAATGAAACCTTGTTTGTTCAATAGAACATTAGCACAACTTACAGGAAAAAATTGTGCAAAACAAATAGATACAGAACCTTTTGCAACGGAAGACGAAGATAAATAAAGTTAAAAGGTTAAAGTAATTTAAACTGTCAAATTTTAAAACAAAGTCTTTTAATTTCTATAATAATTTCGTAACGAAAACAGGACTATCGCTTTATGGTGTAAAATCACCCCTTCTGGATTGTAATGTTCGTCTTGCTATTTGACTCATTGCGTAGGAAAGTATAATCCAAACAAATTTTCAAAATATAGCCAATAGTAATTATAGTTACGAGCAAAAATAAAATTAACTTTTTTAAAATAAAAACATTAAATGAATAATATACTAAAAAATACAACAAATATTTTAGAAAATGATAAATAGATACCTATTCTGTAAAAAACACAGAATAAAATGAATAGTATAAATAACACAATTTGTGTTATTTAATCACTATACTCCTCCCAATACGTAGGTATTTCATCGTATCCCTTTTCTTCGGTGAGAATATTATAACGATAGTCATCCTTGCATTTTGCGTCCCATTTTGTCCAATTCCATCCTTTATCTGGACGTTTATTGGTAGCAACTATATTCCTTTGTCTATACCTGACACCTTTTATAAAAAATAATCTTTGTAGTTGTTTAAAAATATCGGAAGCGCGTACCGACGATGCAGGCATTTGCATCGGCAGAACTGGTGGAGGAGCAAAAAAACTTGTATAAAAATTGTTTGATATGTCTATATAATTGCTAAGCCTCTTATATGTATCTGGACCAGTACATACTTGTCCATATTCATCATTAAACTGTTTAATTGTTTTTCTTTTAATAATAGTATACGTATTTCTATTAATTGTTAGTTCTTCGTGTTTTTCTATAGCTTTTTTAAAATTTTGTAAATATCCTAATATATCTTCTATTTGAAGATCTTCGAGATATTCATATGTTACTTGCTTACCCTTATCCGGACCCTCTTCTATTGTAAATGTGTAAAATGTTTGTACGTTAATTGTTTCTACGTTATAATTATAATTAAAAAATTTTTGAAAGTCATGGGGTATAGGTCTAAAAGATTCTATTGTTATTTTTGAATTATTTATTCTTTCAGAAAAAGAAAGTGCTAATATGAAATCAAGAAGATTTGTCATTCTTGGCATAACAGATTCTAAACCATGAGTAAGACTACCGGCTTCCTTTGTATGACTAACAAAAATTTTCCGGTCAATAAGTTCATGTTCTTTTTTGTCGTTACGAAAATAATAATAATTTCTGTCAGGAAATTCCCTGAATTGTAGGTTTTCAACAGCACTATATTTATATAATAAACCCCAAGGCCGTGTATTACTATATGGACAAACATTTCTTGTTGGGTCTGCCTCATTAAAGCATATAAAAGGAAAAATAAGATTTGCTCTTAACCTATTCGTTTGTCCATCTGAGATATAATAAGGAATATTTACAGTAGTTTCTTTTGATTCTTTTACCATTTTTAACTGATAAATAATAACCATATAGTTATATTTATCCTTTATTTGTTTTAAATAAGGGTTTGTTTCCTCTGTATCTTCAGTAATAAAATTTGATTCTATTGGTGTAAATGTAAAGTTAATTCCATTCCCGACAAATTCTATTATTGGTGCTTTTATTGCATCCATTTATTTATATAAAATATTTAATTTATGAAACAATTTTTTTGGAGTAGTACTTTTTTTTTGGTTTCGGTTGTGGCAAAAGTTCATCAAATCTCTTCAACTCTTGGACGTTTAGGATTCGGATATTTATTTGGTGGTTCCGAATTTTTTTTCAATGCTTCTGCCTCTTTTGCTTGTTTTCTTCTTTCTGCCAGTCTTTTTGCTAATTCTTTTGCCTCTTTTGCTTCTTCTTCTTTTTGTCTTTTTCTTTCTGCCAGTCTTTTTGCTAATGCTTCTGCTTCTTCTTCTTTTTGTCTTTTTCTTTCTGCCAGTCTTTTTGCTAATTCTAATGCTTCTGCTTCTTTTTGTTTTGCTTCAGCTTCTTTTGCCACTGGATCATCAATTTTCATCTGATCTTCAGCTTCTACCATAAATTTAGTAATAAACTTATCAATTTTCATCTGATCTTCAGGTTCTACCATAAATTTAGTAATAAACGTAGTAAACTCTTTGTACATTCCAGGGATTTTAGATGTAGTTTGTGGTTGGCGTTGGGTGAGATCAAAATCAATAAGAACATAACAATCAGTATATGTAATTTTTATGTTAGAATGTATAATTTTTTTTAATTCTATCAAACTCTTAATTATCGTTTTGATAGTTTCATCATTAGTTTCATCAGTGGAAAAAACATTATCATTATCAGATGTAAATTGTTCTAGTGATATTGGTCTAAATTGTGTTCCATCCGTTGGTATATCATATAATTCTTTTATATCAGAAAAACAAATAGATAATACAAGATCAAGAATACTTCCAAAATTCTTAAAAAAGTCTTGATCAAATTTGTTCACTGCGTATTGACGTACGCCATCAATTGTACGATATGTGGGAAAAAGCATGTTCGCTTTAATTATTTTATTATAAATTACATATTCTATGATTACTTCTTTGTTTTTTTCTTTATTTTTTATTTTATATACAATATAAATTAAAGAATTTCTTGTAAAAGCTTGTAGTGGAGAAAAAGTATACTCATTATTAAATTCTATCTTTGGTGCTTTTATAGCAATGTATTTTCCAGTTTCCATATTTGTTTTAACATTAACTACTTGTGGAGATGTCGTTGTCGTCATTTTGATATGTGTAAATATAAAAATTTTTAAACTTATTGTGATTAAAAATTTAGAAATTATTTTTGAATTACACAAATATGTCATATTTTAATGGACAAAGTCATGGTTCTACAAGCTGAACAATATTTCAATCAAGTAATTTATCTTTTATTTCTTTGGGCGTTGCTTACGTTTTGCAAAGCGAGGAAGATCGTTATTTGTTTTTACAAGAGAAGGTGGTAAACCTTTCTTACCCAAAGGTTTCTTTTCCTTTTCAGAATCAGATTCTGAATCAGAATCATCTTCAGTATCTGAATCAGAAGAAGTTTCTCTATCAGTTAAATCTTCTTGATCCAAATCTTCATCGCTAATATAGTCTTCAATTTGTCCATATCCAAGTAAATCAAAAACTTTACACATCATTCTCTCATTACCACGTTCAGTATCTTTTGTGTCTTTCTTTTTAAAATTAAAATTAATCGTTTTTAACTTTCCATCAAATTTTCTATGAAAAGCATAAGAATTCATTTCCAATTTTGTCATTTCTTTAGCTGTTGAAGCACTTACAAAATGATCTAAATCAAGATCAAAAGTGCTAAGATCATCAACAATATACCAATCAATTTTTTCAAGTTGTTCTTGAAGATGTTTTAAAGCTTCCTCATTTCCTTCGTGACGAATAAAATAATACCAACTTTCAAATTCCTTTCCATTTGTTTCCATAAGAGCAACGTAATTTCCAGTCATAATATGACTAGGTTCAGGTGTTGAATTTTTTTCTGCATCTTTTGTTTCTGATGTCATTTTCTAGAGTGAAAAGGTCTTTTTAAGTTGATTTTAAAAACCAACTTATTTTTCAAACTTCATTTTCAACTTCGTCTCCACCTTCGTCCTCCGCTTCGTCTCCAACTTCATTTTCAACTTCATTTTCATTTTCAACTTCATTTTCAACTTCGTCACCAATTTCATCCTCAATGTTTAACATTGTGTTAGAATTGATATCTGTGTTTATTTGATAAGGATTATTAAGACCGGATTCAATAGCCCGGACAAAATTAATATCAATAGGCATTAACTTAACACGACCTGCGTGAATCGCAGCAAAATTAGCATTGCGAAGCAAAGAAGTAATTTGTTGTTCTATAAAGTATTGCAAAACAATAAATACATCTTTGCTAATTTTCATAGGTGTTCCATTATGATTTGTAACTACATGACGAACAAATTTTTCAAAAGGAAATTTGGCAAAAGTAATACAATTACTCATTTTCTGAAAACGTCTAATTTCTCGAAGAGAAACAGTTCCAGGACGGAAACGATGCTTTTTCTTGTCTCCTTCCAAATTATCATCCATTTTCTTAACACGCTTTTTTGCTCGTGTTTTCTTGGGGAGCAAAGATTGATGAATAAATGGTAAAACACCTCCTCCCAAAAACGAAATGTTATTTTTTACAAAAAATGTATTCAATTCCTCATTTTTTCTAACACCCATCTCCAAATCTCTAATATTAATTCTAATTCGTTTATTATCTTTAGCGGAAATAGAAGCATTTTTCAATATTTCAGAAGTTAGATATTCAAGAGCACCTGCTAGATAAACAGGAGCTTGACTAGTAACCATAACTTTAGAATAACCAAAATTCCTTAAGAATTTTTCAGCAATAGCTGGTGAAAATAAAATACCTGCCTTTTCTTGTCTGCTAGTTCCTTTAATATTATCTTTTCCAAAACTTGCTACTGCATTTTGACCCTCAATTATTGCATTAGCAGCCATTTGACTGGGTAAAACAATAAGAAGAGCATTTTTAATTTCCTTATCTGACATAGTCTTCTTTTTTGCCATTTCAGTTAAAGTAATAACGGTTGAAGCAATCAATTTAGAAATTAGACAAAGTGCACTGTTAAGTTGTTGTTTTGAATTAGAAGTAATACCATTAGAATCTGAAACTTGTTTTAAAACTTTAGAAATGTACGTTTCAAAAAATCGTGTCTTCTTCTTTTTAGCAATAGCTTTTTGCGTTGTATCCATTTATTTTATTTCTGTTTCATCTCCCTTTTAAGTCACGAATTCGTTTTTAAACGTTTATTTTAAGACTTAAAGGATAACTATTTCAAATACAAAAATGGATCATATAACCAAACCATCTATTACACGTCTAGCTCGTCGTGCGGGTGTTAAGAGTCTTTCAGATGATTGCTATAATACTATTCGTGGAATTGTCGGAGAATATTTATCTGATATTATTGTAGCCTCTCTTGTTGTAAATTCAGAACATAATACAAAAACTTTGATGCCTGAAGATATTTACGAGGCTCTCCGTCTTCGTGGTTATAATGTAAGTCAATCTCATGATCTAGGAACTACAACTTGTGCCAAATAAATTTATATTTAAAAAATATAAATTTTTTCAAGCAGGAACTGAATCGCAAATTTTGATAGAAGACCACTCATTTTTATTTAAATGATAACCGTAATTTGAAATACCAGATGGATAACATATCATATAATTTTTAGTACCCATTTTTAATGAAAAAGATGGTTCAATAAAAGATTTGCTTATAGTATCAAATTCTCTATATACAAAAGATATTGGACCAACTTGAGTTATATCTCCAATAAACTCATCTATTTTAAAGAACACATCACGATTAGATCGTTCTTCTTTAACACTGATAAAATCACCAACAGACAAATCAATCATGTCTCCGTTTGGTTTACGAATTTGAACAGAAGTTGGAGAATCTTTCCATTGAATGTAAGGCTGTCTTGTAGTCATGTTCTTTCTATTATTTTAGAAATTGTTTTTAAAAATCAATTTTGTTTTTTCTCTAATATTAATATTTAATTTTTATTAAGGAGTAAGATAATAGGTGTTTAATTTATAATTTAAAAAGAAATAGAAAGAACTATAATAGAATTATGTCTAATTTCGCAACAGCAATGAATTATTCAGCAAGAACATGGAATGGAGCAGTATCTTTATCGTCTCCAGATATTACGGGTGAAACAAATGGACGAATTAGCTTATTTTTTAAAGCAGTTCGTGGTCTGGAAGATACTCGCCTTTACGAATATTTGAGTAAATCAGCTTTGGAAAATATTACAGATACTTTTTTACTTGCATTTCACATACGTGATTGTAGAGGTGGTAAAGGAGAGCGTGATCTAGGTCGTAAATGTTTAATATGGCTTTTTTTGAATTATCCAAATGAATTTAGTTCTGTTGCTCCTTTGATTTCTGAATATGGTCGTTGGGATGATTTAATAGAATTATGGCCAGGTGTATTAGATCTGACAGATATTGATTATGTTAGGGAAAAGTATCTTTTTTCAAATATATCATTTTTAGATAATTTGCGTAAACTACAATTATCATTTGTAAGTATAGTTGCTGATCAAATTGTTAAAGATTTTGAAGAAATGCATATTGGAAACCCAATAAGTATTTGCGCAAAGTGGGCACCTACTGAAAGAGATTCTTATGATCGTAAATATAAAGTAGTTGAAACATTAACAAACGCAATGGGTATTACACCAAAAACATACCGAAAAACGTACATTTCTCCATTGAGGCAATATCTTAAAATTGTTGAAAGGTATATGTGTGAAAAAAGATGGGATCAAATTGATTATAGTAAAGTACCTTCTTGTGCAATGAAGCGTTTGAAAAAAGCTTTTGCTAAGAATGCACCTGATGAGTTTGCAGATTGGAAAAAGAAACTCTCGGTAGGAGAAGTCAAAGTCAACGCAAAACAACTATTTCCACATGAATTGATTTACGAAATTCGCAAAAAGCATTGTTCAGATGAAGTGTGTGAAGCCCAATGGAAAGTTCTTGAAGAAGAAGCTAAAAAACTAGGAAGTCTTGAAGATGTTATGATTGTCTGTGATGTAAGTGGTAGTATGCAAAGTTGGAGTGGAAGTAATCAAAAAACAAACTTGTCATTTTGTCCAATGGACATTGCAATTGGTTTATCTCTTTTAGTTGCTAATACAGTAAAAGGTGTATTTCATAATCATATTTTGACTTTTCACGAAAAACCAACTTTTCATTTGGTTTGTGACGGTAGTACTCTTTACGATCGTTATAAAAGACTTGAGAGTGCAGATTGGGGTGGATCAACAAATTTGCAAGCAACTTTTGATCTAATTCTTAATAAAGCTATTGCTCACAAATTATCAGAAAATGATATGCCTAAAAGATTATTTATTATTTCGGATATGGGGTTTGATTCTATTGACCGAGGTTCAAACATGACAAATTTTGAAATGATTAAGAAAAAATATTCGGACTCTGGATATACAATGCCAAGTATTGTTTTTTGGAATGTTTGTGGTTCTAGCACTGATTTTCCAGTTTCTGTTAGAGACAACGGTACTGCGCTTATTTCTGGATTTTCAGTTGATATAATTGCATCTTTTATTGATGGAAAAGAATTTTCACCATATTCAATTCTTCGTTCTACATTAGATTCGGAAAGATTAGCGCCAATTAGATCTGTATTACGTTAAATTAAACTAAAGGATTTTTATAATTATAATTATAAAAATTAATCTAATTATAAATTCATACTGAATTCAACCGATACAACTTTAATAATATTTATATCAGTATGCATATGTAAACTTAAAACACCGTATGCTTTTCTTAAATTTTGAAAAGAAGAATTAGATACAGAAATCATATGTATTTTATTTTCTTTTCCTTCAAGTGTATATTTTTTTTCACAAATAATTTTTGTAGAAACCGCATCAACAAGATATAAATATACAGGTCCAACACCTTGCATAACTAAATCTATATTTGACAGATCATATTTAATTCCGTCGTAAGGAATCGTGCATATATGTTGATGATCAGATGATGTTAAAGTAACACATCCATTCCATAAAACTACTTTAGAATGGGCAGTATCACCTTTTTCGCCTTTATCACCCTTTTCGCCTTGATCACCTTTTTCGCCTTTATCACCTTTATCACCCTTATCTCCCTTCTCACCTTTTTCGCCTTTTTCTCCATCAACACCTTCAAGTCCCTGTTCACCTTCAAATCCTCTTTCACCTCTATCTCCCTTTTCACCTCGTTCTCCTTTTTCTCCCTGAATACCTCTGTCTCCTCTTTCACCTTGAATACCTTTTTCTCCTCTTTCACCGATTCCTCTTTCGCCCTGAATACCTTGTTTTCCTTGTTCACCTCTTTCTCCTTTTTCACCTCTAACACCTTGCTCTCCCTTTTCACCTCGTTCTCCTTGAATACCTAAATACCCTCTTTCTCCCTGAAAACCTTGATCACCTTTTTCTCCCTGAATACCTTGTTTTCCTTGTTTTCCCTGATCTCCCTTTTCTCCCTTTTCTCCCTGACATCCCTTATCACCCTTTTCTCCTTTATCTCCCTTTTCTCCCTTATCTCCCTGATCACCTTTACCTCTTTCTCCTTGTTCTCCCTGATCACCTTTATCTCCCTTTTCTCCCTTATCTCCCTGATCACCTTTACCTCTTTCTCCTTGTTCTCCCTTATCTCCCTGATCTCCTTTCTCCCCCTTTTCTCCCTGATCTCCTTTTTCCCCCTTTTCTCCCTGATCTCCTTTATCTCCTATTTCTCCCTTATCTCCTTGATCACCCTTTTCTCCCTTATCTCCTTGATCACCTTTACCTCTTTCTCCTTGTTCTCCCTGATCACCTTTTTCTCCTTTTTCACCCTGATCTCCCTTTTCTCCCTTATCTCCCTGATCACCTTTGCCTCGTTCTCCTTGTTCTCCCTGATCTCCTTTTTCACCCTTTTCTCCTTGAACACCCTGATCTCCTTTTTCACCCTGATCACCTTTTTCTCCCCGTTCTCCTTGAATACCTAAATCACCCCTTTCGCCTTTTTCACCCTGATCTCCTTTTTCACCCTGATCTCCTTTTTCTCCCCGTTCTCCTTGAATACCTAAATCACCCTTTTCTCCTTGAACACCCTGATCTCCTTTTTCACCCTGATCACCTTTTTCCCCCCGTTCTCCTTGAATACCTAAATCACCCCTTTCGCCTTTTTCACCCTGATCTCCTTTTTCACCCTGATCTCCTTTTTCTCCTCGTTCTCCTTGTTCTCCCTGATCACCCTTTTCTCCTTTTTCACCTTGATCTCCCTTTTCACCCTGATCACCTTTTTCTCCTCGTTCTCCTTGAATACCTAAATCGCCTTTTTCGCCTTTTTCTCCTTGAATACCTTGAATACCTTGTTTTCCTTCTTCACCTTGTTCTCCTTGAGGACCTTTATCTCCTTTTTCTCCTTTATCTCCTTGAACACCTTGCCTACCTTGAATACCTCTATCACCTTGTTCTCCTTGAAATCCTTGTTTTCCCTGAAGTCCCTGATCACCTTGATCACCCTTAAAACCTTGTTTTCCTTGAATACCTTGTTCTCCTTGTTCTCCTTTAGAACCTTGTTCTCCTTTAGGACCTTTATCCCCTTGATCACCCTTAGGACCTTTATCTCCTTTATCACCCTTAGGACCTTGATAACCTTCTTTAATATCTCCTTTATTCGTTTTTTCTTGTACATTATCTTGTACATTATCTTGTAAATCCGTATTCTTTTCCTGTTCTATAAAATTACTTTCAGAATTTATTATAGAAGTAATATTATCTGGTTCAATAACTTTATTTGCAATAGCATTCTCGTTCAAAAGTTTTGTATTAGGTAACCTCATTTTGGGTGCCATATTTTTGAAAACTTCTTTTGTAGTTTTAAATAACTTTATCACAAAAAATTATTATAATAAATTTTTATTATTATATTAAAAAGCTAGCTTAAAACGGTGATCTGAATGTTATAAATGTCAAAAATCATGGAAAATAAACAAATGATTCATATTGCATCTGAAATTATTGTTCTTGGAGGTCTTATTTATTATTTTAACCAAAAAAATAAAAAACTATTGTCTCATATTCAAGATTTATCTCGCAAAATTGAAGATCAAGAAGGAATTCTTCAAAAACATGAAGAAATAATAAGAAAAATGTCTGAATTTATTAATCAACAAAAAAATACATCTATAGAAAAAACAAAAAAAACACCCGTTAAAGAAATTCGTACTAAAAAATCAGAACCAATTAAAGTTTCTTTTAAACAAAATCCTTCTCCAATAAAAAATAAAATTACCCAACGTGTTGAAGAAATATCTTCTTCTGAAGAAGAAGAAGAAGAAAGTGACTTGGATGCAGAACTAGAGGAAGAACTACAAGAATTAGAAATAGAAGAAATAGAAATAGAAAAACTAAGTTTAAAAAAAAAAAATTAGTAAATAAAGATTTAATATTATTTTCAGAAACAAAATGTCAAAAAAATATGAATATGTTTACCCAATTCCTAGATTATACGATTTGGCTCCAAAGTTTTGTGAACGAGCCAATTATATTCCACACACAACCCCAAAGAATGCAAATCGTTATGAATGGCATAATACCTATATTAGACAATTAATAGATATATATAATATTATTAAAGAAGTTATAAATGAACGTTATCCACATAACAAAATTAAATGGGATACTAATGAAAAAATTTTTCATAATTTATCACGTTGCATGTATCATTGTTCTAGTAAAAATTTAATCTAAAAATGTAATTACTCTTTATTAAAAAGATGGGAAAATCAGTTAAAGAAAAACCAAAAATTAAAGATAAATTTCATTCAGATCATTATAGTTTTGAAGAAGAAATACTAAAAGACGAGTTTTATGAAAATGATCTTGATGAAAAATTCAAAAAAGAAATATCTAATTTATATATGGCTGAAACATCAATGATTATTCGTGATAAAATACTTCAATATACTGATACTAATTTTTATCCATTATGTGAATATTTAAATATTGATAATGTTGAAAATTACATAAATTGGTTACTTTCATAATTTTAATACTATTAACTAAGTATTAAAATATAACGAAACAATATTTATTTAGTTTGGTACACCTAAACAATCAGAAACCTTTGTTCGCCAGTGTGTAAGAGTTTTAATAGGTTTATGTTTCTCTGGCTCTGGTAGCGCATCTCTCAATAATCCTTCAACATCTCTAGGATCTTTTTTTTTTTCTGAAATAGGAGTTGCATCTTTTAGCTTGGCTCTAACTTTTTCTTTTTTAGGTTGTTCTTTTTTAGCTTTTTCTTTAGGTTCTTTCATAGCTTCTTCTAGACGTCTTTGATGCTCTTTAGAAATACTTGGTGGTAGCGGAGGTGTTTCTGGAGGAGGCTCTTCAGGAGTTCGAGGATCGTCGTTAAGTGGTTTTGGAGTATGTAAAGATGAGTCGGCACTTAATTTTTGCTTTAACGCTTTAATGGCATCATGACTACCAATTATTTTTTTTCCATCTATTTCAATTTCTGTAAAAGAATCACTATTGTCATTAACACATTTTCCTTCACCCGTTTCATCAATACGACAAAATTGTTTAGAATCTTTACACCATTCTGGTGATTTGCATTTTTTAATCTCCTTTTCTAATTCTTTTTTTAATTCTTTTTCTAATTCTTTTTGTAATTCTTTTTCTAATAATTTTTTAGCTTCTTCCTCTTTCTTCTTTCTCTCTATTTCTTGTTTGCGATTTCTCTCATCCTCTTTCTTCTTTCTCTCTATTTCTTGTTTGCGATTTCTCTCATCCTCTTTCTTCTTTCTCTCTATTTCTTGTTTGCGATTTCTCTCATCCTCAGACTCATCCTGTTCAGACTCCTGCTCTTCAGACTCCTCCTCTTCAGACTCCTCTTCAGACTCTTCTTCAGACTCTTCTTCAGACTCCTCTTCAGACTCCTCTTCAAACTCCTCAAGTTTTCGTTGCTCCTCAAGTTTTCGTTGCTCCTCAAGTTTTCGTTGCTCCTCAAGTTTTCGTTGCTCAAGTTTTCGTTGCTCAAGTTTTCGTTGCTCAAGTTTTCGTTGCTCCTCAAGTTTTCGTTGCTCAAGTTTTCGTTGCTCCTCCTCAAGTTGCTCCTCAAGTTTTCGTTGCTCAAGTTTTCGTTGCTCAAGTTTTCGTTGCTCCTCCTCAAGTTGCTCCTCAAGTTTTCGTTGCTCTTCAAGTTTTGCTTGTTTGTCAAGTTTTGCTTGTTTATCAAAAGATGAGGGTGTTCTTATATAACTTTTTGGGGAAGGTTTTTTACCCAAAGGAACACTAGGAACTTTTAGTTCAGAATCTGATGTTCCTTCGGAATCTGAACTAAGATCAGATTCTGATTGAATACCAAATAGGTCTTTAGTAGATGGTCTTTTTAAAGCCTCTAAAGCAGCTTGAAGTTTTTTAATATTTTTTTTACTAGAAATTGTTTGTTTCAGATCTGAAACATAATTATAATTACCCTTTTTGTCTTCAACCATTTTAGTTGCTAAATCAGTTGAAATACACACTCCTTCACCATTAGGATAATTTTCAACACTTGCATCGCAAACTAAACCAGAACTACACTTCCAATCTGGAGATTTACATTTTTCAGTTGAAGACAAGTATTTAGTTAACATTTCTCTTGTTTTTCCAGCATCTACAATTCCTAATTTTTTATATAATTCTTTTAACTTTTGCATACTCATATCTTTATAATTTTTACTAGAAGATGGTGTTTCTTCTTCAGATTCACTACTCAATGTTTCAGTTTTGGAAGAAGCAACACTAGATGTTTTTTTACTACTCAATGTTTGACTTGATGACGTTGTTTTGGAAGAACTAGCACTAGATGTTTTTAAAGCGTCTAAAGCGGCTTGAAGTTTTTTAAGATTTGTTGGCATAGAAATTGTTTGACTTGAAACATATTGATGATTCTTTTTGTTAACCATTTTATTTGCTAAATCTCTTGAAATACACACTCCTTCGCCGTTAGGAAAATCTTTGACACTTGCGTCACAAACTAAATCAGAACTACACTTCCAATCTGGAGATTTGCATTTTTCAGTTGAAGACAAATATTCAGTTAAAACGTCTTTTGTTTTTCCAGTACCCATCATTTTTAATTCGTTATATAACTTCGTTAACTCAGCAACATTCATATCTTTATAATTTTTCGTAGAAGATGTTGCTAATGGTTCTTCCTCTTCAGATTCACACGCACATGCGTCTAAAGCTTCTGCAAGCATTTGTTTTGTCATAGATGATGTATATTTTATATTTTTAGCATTACACATTTTTCTTAAAGCATCAAGCGAATAAGATGATACTAAATCTTTTACAGATGGAAGAGTATGCATATTTGGAAGACAAAGTGGATTTTCTGAACTATTTGTCACAACACATGGCTTTCGTACTTTTTTATGCGAAGGAGTAGGCGAAGGAGTAGGCGAAGGAGTAGGTGAAGGAGTAGGTGAAGGAGTAGGCGATGAACCTGTATAAGTTCCGTTTAAAACAGCAGCTGCTATTCTATCGCAAATATCTTTTTTGTTTCCATTTGTAGAAACTTTACATTTTTTTGCCAATGCAATAATTTCTGGTTTTTTATAAGATGTACATTTAGGTTTAGAAGAAGTCGGAGAAGGCTTCGGAGAAGCCCCTTTATAAGTTCCGTTTAAAACAGCTTCTGCTATTCTAGCACAAACTTGCTTTTTATTTCCATCTGTAGAAACTCCACATTTTGACGCTAACATTTCAATTTCGGTTCTATTATATTTTTCACAATCATTTGCACGTCTTGTATCACATTCAGGAGTTTCCAACTGAAAGTTTCCAGAACTAATTTTTTCTGCAATTTCTTTACAAAGTGTAGGGCGACTTTTTTTACCAACATCAATACCACATTTTGTGGCTAATTCTTTAATATCACTCGCATTATACATTGCTGATCCGGAACAGTATTTTAATGATTCGTCTGTGTTAATACCACATCCTACTTTTGGAAGTTTTGACATTTATTTCTATGCCACATTTTATTTTAATTCATTTTGTATCAAAAATATTTTAAATATAAAAATTAATTTTTAAATTTTAATAAGAAAATTAACTTTGTAATCTGTTATTTTATCTTTCATTTTTCCTTTTTGATTTCCAACTAACCTACAACCTTTATTTGAAACAAAATCAAAATTTTTATGAACATGACCGCATATCCATGTTTGAACAAAATTTATATCGAGTAAATAATCTAAATCGGTTGCATATATAGAATGAAATTTTTTTTTCTTTGCACATGCATTTTCAAGAACTTTTTTTGTAGGTGGATAATGTGTTATAATTATTAATTTATGATTATTTTTTTTGCAAAAAAACATCATTTTTTTTAAATACTCAACTTCTTTTTCATGTTTTTCTTGGTATTCTTTTGTACGAAAACCATTAATTCTTACTATAAAAGGTGGTATTTGACCTTCTGGTTTACTCCATAAAGTGCAACCTGCAAAACAAATATTATCAATAAGAACGCTAGAGCAATTAAGTATTTTAAGATTTGATATTGAATTTTCTAACGCCCTCATCCTTTTTTCTAATACTTCCCAACTTAAATGATCACGATACGGTACAGTGTACCATTCGTGATTTCCAGGTACATACAAAACAAGTTGAAAAAAAGAACATAAGTTTTTTAAAAACTCTGATAATTGTTCAATTTTGTAAAACGAACCAATATCACCAGCAAGAATAAGAATGTCTGCCGAAGGAGTAATAAAATCCAAAGGATTTGGAACATCATTATTTTTATACTCAATATGTAAATCAGATGCTATTTGTACGGTGACCATCTTAATTTTAAAAATATTTCTTTTAATTTATAATAAATTTCATTTTTAATTTGAATTAAAATTAAAAATGAGAGATAAGTTTGTTTTTTATTCAAAAAGCGCTGATAAAAAAGCTGGATTTGGTACAGGTGAAGAAAAAAATACAAAGATTCAATACTCTGACTTAGAAAAAATCAAAGATTGGAGAAAAGTCTTGTCTAATTTTTATATTAGCCCATTTATTCTGGATGATAATATTTGGAATTCGGTGGAACATCTTTTTCACGCAGTAAAATTTCGTAATGGAAAAAAATCAAGTAAAGAATATGACTTTTATAAAACATTTACTTTAGATAGCAAAAGTCCTTGGTGTGAGGATGCATTTTTAGCAAAACAAGCCGGTAAAGCTGGTAGAGTATCTGAAATAACAGGTAAAACATTTCGTAAGAAAATAGGAGGTATAAATATACCTGAAGATATTAAAATGAGACAAGACTTTTATACAGCTGGTATACCAGAAAAACTTCAAAAAATTGCATTTTTAGCAAAATTTACACAAAATCCAGAATTAAAACATATTTTATTAGCTACAAAAGATGCAGAACTCTGGCATTTCACTGGAATAGGTATTATATTAATGGAAGAATTAATGATAGTTAGAGATTGTATAAAAAAATATGATAATGTTTATGATTTGGCAATTGTTTCAATTTTTCCATCTGATACTATTAGTAAAATGATATAATTATGTATCAATATCTGGAATATCAAGATCTATATTTGGACCTTTCATTTTTCTTTTACGTTGAGCAGGTGCAGCCCCTTGTGCTGGAGAAGCATTCATGCTATTAACCATTCCTAAAATATTCGCACCTGTCTTTTTCATGATCATTTTAGAAATAACAAAGAACGCTGCGTTCATAATAATCATAAAAAGCAAACGCAATTCTACAGGCCATTTGCTTCCTGATGGAACATAACTTTTTTCTCCTAACTCAATAAGCAATTTCTCATAAGAGTTCATAGACAAAATTTGTTGCTGAGTAAAACCCTGCATATCAAAACCCAAAAAGTTTCCAAAAATAAACTCACAACCCATAAAACCATAAACTATATATGTTTTATAATTATCAACAGATGAATCTAAAGAAAGCCTACGTACGCTATCACCATAAGATTTTTGCATTGTTCTAATATCAGTATGAATAGTGTATTCTGGAATAATAGACGATGGATAAGATTTGCGAAGAAGATCAAATTTAAATAACAATTCACGTTTAGAATCTTCTTCTTCTTGCTCATTCATTGTCGTTCTATTGATATCTCTCAATTCTTTTTTTGGAACATATCCTCCTTGTTTTTCTAATTCAGATAATGTTGGTGCTGAACTATTATTTCTTTGTTTGTAAGAAATACTATGACCTTTAGAATCTCTATGACGACTATATTTATCTTTATTTGATCGGTTAGACGATCTGTTAGACGATTTATCAAAACTTATATCGCTTGCACTGTCATCATTTAATAATTCTTTTAATCTTACAGATAAATCTTCTGAATCAGCTGAAGAAGAATTATCTTTATCTTTATCTTTATCTTTATCCAAACCGGAGATTTCGCTATCTGAATCCGAATACTTTTCATCAATTTTTTTTATATCATCTTCGCTGCTATCATTATCAAGATCTTTAATTTTGCTTTTATCTTTGCTTTTATCTTTGCTTTTATCTTTACTTTTATCTTTGCTTTTATCTTTACGTTTGTTTTTACTTTTATCTTTATAAGAATCGTCTGAATCTTCTGAATCAGTGTCAGGAGGGTGATAACTAAATTCGCTTTCATTATCTTTTGTTTTTTTACTAAATTCGGGTGAATTTTTTTCTAAAACTGGAGGAACGTATTCTTTATTGATTAAATCTTGTTTAATTTTAGCTTTATTTTCTATCAACTCCAGATAAAGTCTTGGCATCCTTGGAAAAATTTGAGGTCTATCAATTGGTAACCGTCTCAAAGGTACTTTGATTACTCTAATTTGTTGATGTTTCTTTCCCATTTTTAGATGAACAAGAGACCACTTTAAATACCATTAGTTCTTAAAAATTAAATTGAAATTTTATTAAAAAAAACTTTTTTTAATAAAATGATTTCAGATGTTACTGAGAATAATACAATAAACAATTCTAAAGAAAATTTTAAAGAAAATTTTAAAGAAAATTTTAAAGAAAATAATAATGAAATTTCTATTTTTTTTGAAAACGTCGCAGAAAGTTTAATGTCCCTTCCATCTTTTTCAACAAATTCTGATACAGATACACAAATAAGTAGTGCAGAACTTCGGGAAATTCAAGAATTTGTAGAATTTTGTCATGAAAAATCAAATACTTTTGATAAATCTAATTCAGAAGAGATTTTTAAATAATTCTTTTAAATAATTCTTTTTAATAAAAAATGGTAAATCCCCGAAATATGCCATGTAACAAACCTCAAAAATCTTGGAAACCTTCTAAAAAAAAGGTTGTTAGAGCTTGTTCTGGAGGTAGAGAAAAAATTATACATTTTGGAGCAACCGGTTATGGAAACAACTATAGTGATGCAGCCCGTAAAAGTTTCAGAGCAAGACATAGGTGCTCTACAGCAAATGATAAATTAACAGCTAGATATTGGGCTTGCAAAAATTTATGGACAAAAGGAGGATCAGTAACAAGTTGTCCAAAAGGACGAAGATGCAAAGGTGTGTCACGTAGTTACTCTCCTAAACGTAAGTCACGTAGTAAACGTAAGTCACGTAGTAAACGTAAGTCTCCTAAACGTAAGTCACGTAGTAAACGTAAGTCACGTAGTAAACGTAAGTCACGTAGTAAACGTAAGTCACGTAGTAAACGTAAGTCACGTAGTAAACGTAAGTCACGTAGTAAACGTAAGTCACGTAGTAAACGTAAGTCACGTAGTAAACGTAAGTCTCGTAGTAAACGTAAGTCTCCTAAACGTAAGTCACGTAGTAGACGTAAGTCTTAATCAAATGTAAATTGAATTATAAAATTGAATTATAAATAAAAATTTTAACTGAATTTTAATCAAATGAACTTTTATCAAATTGAAGCTGTTATCTTAGATATTATTAAAAATAAAGATAAAGTTTTAGACAAAGAAATAATTTCAGAACTTGAAAAACTAAAAGATAAAGATCCAGATTCACAATATTTGCTTGGTCTAATATACGATTATGGCATTGGAGTTGAAAAAGATGAAAATATAGCTTATCAATTTTACTGGGAAGCCACAAAAAAAGGTCATTCGGCAGCTCAACGAATTATGGGCAATAAGCGTATTGAAAAAGAAATAATTGGTGCCGAAGAAATACCTAGATATAATATGTTTTCTGTAAAAAAACGAAAAATTACTGATTAAAAAGGTAAATTTAATAATATTCTATTAGAATATTATTTAAAAAGTTTCAATCATTAGTTTAGTTTCAATCCTTTGTAATTTTTTTTATAAAATTGATATTAAATAACAAAAAATATTATTAATATAAGACGATGCCAAACATTCAAATACCTTATGAAGACAATGTTCTTGAAGAAGATATTTTATATAAAGATTATGACGTATGTATATTGAAACCAAATGTAAAAAAAGGTATTTTAATATTTTCTAATATATCAAACATAAATATACATAAAGAAGGATTAAAAACAGGTGAACAATTAAAAAAAGATGGAATTGATTTTGGTCGTTCTATGATTCATAATTATAGTTTTTTTAGGGCTCCAACATTTTTGCGTTCTATTAATCGTGATTCTATTAAATCTGAAATAGAAAGTTTTTTTGAACCAAATATAGCATTTTCTTCTCCTTTAAAAGTCTGGATACGAATTGATCCAAAACAAACATTTGTCTATTCAAGTGAAATTAGAGCAAAATTTTCACCTCCATTTCGTTTTGGAACGTCTGAATATTTAGACAACTTAGAGAGAGAAGTCTTAAAATCTAGAAAATCAATGATTGAATATTTTCAAATTGTACAAGAAAATTCTCTTGTATTAGTCAATGAAAATATGAGAGTCTATTATAATTTGTTTAGTTCTAGTCTACAAATGTTTCCAAATACTTTTAATCCAAATTATCCATGGGATAATGAAAATATAAATACAAATAGCGAAGTTTTAGTTAGAGTTAATAATTTGACTCCAAACTTTTTTGTAAACTAATTTATTAACATATTTATTTTTTGATTATTTCTTATTTTAATTTTAAAATAAGAAAACTCGTTACATTCTTACAAATATATAAGTATTTTCCTCTGTTTTTTTTATTCCATCTTTTACTTGGTCTCCGGAGGAGTCTTGATTCTTTTTTATACCAGGTCTTTTACTATTTGACATTGTAAATACCAAATTATCACTCAACTTCCAGTTATTTTCTTCGTGAATTTTAATTATATCATCAAGTAAATTATATTTCTTATCTGTTTTAAAATTTTTAACACTCCATGCACTATATTTAACACGAGAGAGTACATTTATGATTACGGGTTTAAGAAAATGTTCAATCCAATTCTCATAACTGCCGTAATTCAATGATTGTGTTTCTTCATTTGAATATATTTCCAAATTAAAATAGGGAGGACTTGTAAGTGCCAAATCAAATTTTTCAGACAATGGAATATCTTCAAATAAGGCAATCTCGGCTGGTTTATTAATTAATTGCACATTTTGTAAATGTAATGTTTTCTTTATTTTACAAAGACCATCATATGTTTTTTTACACGGTTCTATACCAACATATCTTACATCTTTATCTAATGAACTTGCTCCTAACATTCTTCCACCCCAACCAACTGAAATGTCTAAAACACTAGATATGTCTTCTAATTGAGAAACTACAATTTTTGCTAATATAGGCCGATATATTGTAATTTTACCAAGACCATTTGTAAAAGATAAAGATCTTATAATTTCGCTAATGTAAGGTGTTGAGTGATATTTTCTATTGAAAGATAAAGCTTTTTCTAAATTTTTCTTAGTCCATAAAGATCTAACAGATACATTTTTGTAATTTTCAACATCATAGAAATGGGGCATATACTTTTTAATAATTTTTATTCCGGTAATAGATGTTGCATTTACAGACATTACATCGGTCTCTATTTTTTTTTTCTTCAAGTTGTTCCAGTCCTTCAAAAGAACATCATCAGTAATGTTTTCATGTTCATTTATAAAGCCAATTGATTCTAATTCTGAAGCCAAAAGTGGTAAAATTTGTTCAAAATCAGAATCAGACAAATTTCTAAGTGAATTCTTCTTTCCAATATAGAGTTTGATATTGGTCATTTGTTTAGTTTATGTTTAAGTTTAAGTTGTTAATCAATTTTATTTAAAGAATTTAATTTAAAGAATTTCATTTAAACCTTGAGTTCAATCGGAATCAATAAATAGATTATGCATTTCAACAATCCATTCTGGAGTAGGACGACCTGCTATTTTTCCTTTCCAAGAATGTATGTTCATTTTTCCAAAAAAATAATATTGACGATATGCTTCTATACTGTCTTTGTCTTTATACATGTCTGGCATTGCTTGTCGTGGTTGTGTAAACTCTAAATCTGGCAAATTTGGAACGTGTTGAGATAAATCTTCTATATAAGCTTGACATTTGTGTATTTTTCCGTATCGGTAAGTGTATTCTTTACAAAGTTCTTTACCGAGTTCACACAACCATTTATAATTTTCTTTTGATTCTCGTGTCCATATAGAAGAGGGATGATTTTTGTGTGTAAGTTTGTAACAAGGTGTATAAATAGAAGGATTGTTTTCATTTGCCATATGATGAGCTGAACAAAGAAGCTGTGTTGTTTCTAATATCATTTTTACGACATGTTTATCTATATGCATCTCCGCGCATATTTGAGGTAAAATATGAAGAAAGAAAATGTTCATTCTTATTTTTTATTTTATTTTTGAATAAAAAATCAATTTTCTATTATAGTTTAGTTTTTAAGTCACAATTATTTAGACAAGTTCGTATATTTGCAAAAATCTACCATTACATATTTGTCATAATTATTTTTATCGTATTTCGTTTATTTTATCAAAATCCACGTGTCCAGCAAAATGTATAAAATAATTTTGGTTAAAAAAACAATTCAAACTAATATTTTCAATATTATCCATTTTAGTTAAACCCCATACAGCATTAAATTTATTATCTATAACTTTATATAACTTATTTTTTTGAATTTCGTATCCTATACAAGATTGTTCAAAATGAAATCCTCTATAATGTGATATACTTTGTAATATATATTTATTATATATATATTGTAAAAAATTCTTGTGTATTTTTGGTTGCATTACTAGAACACCAGAATTGAAAACCATATCAGTTTGAATATCAAAACCACATAATTTATAATAATCAACAGCACTCGTTTCCCAACCCATATTTTGTTGTATTTTTAACCTTCTTTCTTTAGAAGGTTGAGAATATTCATCAATTATTCCAATACAATCATGATAATCTATATAATTATGAATTGAAGGAGAATTAATATTAATTAAAATATCAGCATCTATAAATATAATAAAATCATAATCATTTGACCATTCTTGGTTACATACCAATATTTTATTAAATGAAATCGTAGATGAATTTTTTATGTTTTTATCTAAAAAATCTGTAATAACTTTAAAATCATAACAATGTTTTTTAGCATAATTATAATGGCTTTGATAAAAAAGGTTATTATATTCTGCTAAATATTTTTCACCAATAGCAATTGTCACTAAAATAACTTTCATTTAAATATTATTTAAGTATATATTTAAATAATAATAATATTCATTTTTCTATAATAAGGTTATCTCTAGTTAAGATACGAATTATATTTTTGCTGATTTAATAGTATAACAAATATACTCAAAAATATGTATCAAAAAACAGTTATCTTTCTCCCCCTGATTAGGTTCTTTTTCACTTCTTTTAGATTGCAGACAGTTTGTATTTTAACTAAAAATGAAATGATAAGAATTATATTATTTTATATTTTGCAGATTGTACACTTTCAGAGTCGCTTTCAGGGTTTTCTCTTTCCAATTTTTCCATACGACAAAGTTTGTCTAACCGGATAATCTTTTTTCGATTTTTTCAAATTTTCCAATCTTTGGAATCTTTGGAATCTTCTCCTATATTCTTCGTATTCTTTCATATTCCATTCAGTTTGTATTTTAATCTTATCTGGTTCTGAATCTTGTATACATTCTGTATTTTCATCGAACTTCCAACACTTATTGCCCTCCTTATCACCATCACATATAGCTATTCGAATTATTTCTTGGGATTCTGGTTCCTCCTTCATACATTTATGTTTTAAATGCTCAGAATGAGAAGATAAAATATAAAATATTCTTTGTTTACTATGTATAATATGCAAAATCTGCGATAATTTTACGTATGCAGGATCGCAGTTAAAACTCAATGGACAAAGAATATAAGGTATTGCATCTTGTTCAAAAGTATTAAGCTCATCTGTATCGCAATATTGTATCCTTTTTGAATCTTTAAGCCAAGTTTTTATAAATTTTTTTGGATAAGTGAAAGCTAAATAGTTATAAGCTACAGGGTTTACAGTATTTGGTCTCATGCGTGGGGCTGGTATTAAGAATACAACATTATCTATGTTTTCCAATACTTCATGTACTTTAGCTGAATCATCCATTTCTAACACAGCTGTACACTCTTTTCTAATACCTGCAATCTTCTTTTCGTTTATGGGTATTTTTTCTGGTGCGTTTTCTATTAATTTGATAAAATATTTTACAATAGTTATAGCATAATTCATTATTTTTTTATCAATTTTTTTTTTGCCTTGAATATCTATTTCATAATATGCCTCAAACACTGAGTAAAAATAAACCCTTATATCCTTTATTATGTAGTTTAATTCTGCATTAAGATGATCATCTTCATATTTTACATTTGTGCTAAGAAAATTATTTAAATGATTTACATTTGGATTTAACATATAGAATTTTGTAATGAATAAATCTATCATGTTTTTTAATTTTTTTTCTTCTTTTAGTAATGAATCCGAATACAAATACATTTTTAAAATATTCCTATCTATTATATCATATGCCTTGTCTATTATATCCATCATATTGTTTATTTTTTGTTCTTCCATTTATTTTATTAATATAAAATAAATTAATTTATTTAGCCAATAATCTTTTTTAAAAGGATTTAAACTTAAATAGTGTATAATTATACAACTAATGTATGACGAATACATTGAACTATACAACACCTTATTTAAGTATATTTAAATAATAATATTTAATAAGCTTATCTAGTTAGTCTTCTTCATAATAAATTAAGAGCAGATTTAATTTGTGTTAAATTAATTTAGCGACTGATCCGGTCAACAACAAATTTAGTCTATTTTATTAAGTTATAAATGGACTAATTAAACTGTTTTATGTCGTGCTATATTTCCTCGGTTTAATTCTTCGTCTGGTTTTCTTTTTTGCGATGTTTCTTCTCCTCTCATTTGGTCTAAGAATCTTTCTTTTCTTATATACTTAAGGAATTTTATTCTATTGCATTTTTTTTGTATTTCAATCTTTTCTGGTTCTGTCCCTTGTATGCATCCTGTATTATCATCGAACTTCCAACAGTCATCACCATCACATATAGCTATTTTAAGTATTTCGTAGGATTCTGGTTCCTTCTTCATACATTTATGTTTTAGATGCTCAGAATGAGAAGGTAAAACATAAAATATTCTTTGTTTACTATGTATAATATGCACAATCTCCCATAATTTTATGTATGCAGGCTGGCAGTTAAAATTCAATGGAGAAAGAACATAAGGTGTTTTTTGTTTTAAAAATTGATTATCGGGATCTGTATCGCAATATTTTATCCTTGCAGGTGTATTAAACCAAGATGTTATATAGTTTTTTTTATAAGTGTAAGCTAAATATTTATAATCTACTCCACCTCGTCTCATGTATTCGGCTGGAAGAATAAATATAACACTATCTAGGTCTTCCAATACTTCATGTAATTTTTCTGAATCTTCAGCTTGTATCACATCTATACAAGTTTTATTAACACCTGCAACCATCTTTTCATTCACAGGTATTTTTTCTGGTGCGTTTTATATTAATTTGATAAAATATTTTACACTATTTTTCGTATATTCCATTATTGTTTCTATAATTCTTTGTTTCTCTTGAATTAACTCACTTATTAGTGTTTTTTCATGTATAACATTACCAACATCGTGTACACGCCCAAAAAGATTGAGATTCTCAAACGATAAATCTAAAATAACCTTCATATCTTCTATTATTTCGTTGGTCTCTGTTAATAAATTTTGTAAACCAATGTGTCTTGGATTTAACATATAGAATTCGATAATCCAAAATTCAATATTGTTTTTTAATTCGTTTTCTTCTTGTACGAGTCTTGTTGTTAAAAAACCAAAAATATATTTTTTTTGTTTTTCTTGTTTTTCTTGTTTTTTTTGATTTTTTACAACAAGAAGTGCCTGTTTTATTATAGACTCAATATGATATACTTCTTTTCTGTCCACCATTTAATCTATTTTATTAATATAAAATAAATTAATTTATTTATCTAATGATCATTTTGAAAAGAATTTAAAGTTAAATAGTGTATAATTATACAACTAATGTATGACGAATACATTGAATTATATAACACCTACACACGCAAATATGGATCAAAAACAGCCATCTTTCTGATGGTAGGATCATTTTATGAATTATATGACATTATCAACACTGAAACAGGCGAAACAAAATGTAATGTTCGTGAAATTACAGATATGCTAGGTATACAATTATCAAGTAAGAAAAAAGATTTTGGAAAGAATAATGATGGTTTATTTGCAGGATTCCCAGATTATGCATTACACAAATGGGCAGGGCGTCTAACATCTGCTGGATGGACTGTAATTATCGTAGATCAAGTGAAAGATTCAAAAGGAAAGGTTAAAGAACGAAAAGTATCTCGTATTTTGTCTCCTAGTACTCATATTGAAAATATTCAGAGTAATGAAACACCTTATATTATGACATTTTATTTTCAAGGAGTTGCTAATCAAGCTCCAAACTTTGGTGCAGCTATTCTAGATTTATCAACAGGTACAACTCATACTTATTTAGGAAAAGCAAATGGTAGACCAGATATTTGGACTGCAGATGATTTAGTTCAAATGATAAGTGTCTTTCAACCAAAAGAAATTTTGGTTTATTGGAAAGCTGATATATCAATTGAAGAATCCTATTTTAAAAGAATATTTGGTTTGCAAAATATTCCAATTCATATTCGCAATTTAGATAAAAATTATGTTGATAATTTCTCTATTGATTTGGTTCGTTCAGAGTATTTAAGAAAAATATATTCAATAAAATCTCTCTTACCAGAAAAGGTGTTTTTGGGACTACGTTCAGATTATGAGGAGTTAGCTCTATTATATTTACTGCAATTTATTGAAGAACATTATCCAAGTATATTAAAATCCTTTCATAGAAATGAGCCTTGGATTCCTGATGCAAGATTAATATGCGGTAATCATGCACTAACACAATTGCAAATGACTGCAAACAATCAAAATGAATGTGTAATTGGCTTATTTAACGCAGCCATAACTCCTATGGGAAAAAGAGCTATCAAACTTCGTCTTTTATCACCTTATTCTCAAGCAAATGAAATTCGTGCAAGACTTAATGAAGTGAAAGAATTGATGGAATGGCCAGAAAATACACAAAAAAAATTAGATAGACAGCTTCGTTTTATGTATGATCTTCCAAGACTTCATAGAAAATTACTATGTGGATTAATAACACGTCAAGAAATTGCAGGTCTATTTCAGACATACAACTCTATAGAAAATATTATTCTTCATATTACACCAGACACAATACTAAAACAACCATTTACATTTGAACAATGGACTACCTACATCACATCGTTTAAAGAAAATTTTTCTGAAGAAAAGGCATTGCAGGACTCAAGCGATATAACAGCTTTTAATACATCAAAATATACTGAGATAGGGACAGTTGAAAATAAGATACAAACTGTTCTAAATGAGTTTCAATTGCTTATTAAGGAAATTGCACTAAATGCAGAAGTAAATGAAGACGCACTTCGTTTAGAGTCAAGAGAAAAGGAACCATTCGGTATTAAATGTTCATCCTCTACTTTACAAAAACTAAAGAAAAATAGTAAAAAACTTCCAGATGGAGCTAAAGTAACAGAGTTAAAATCAGGTGGTTGGTTTGATTGCAAACTACTACAAAATCTAAATCAGCAACTTGTTAAACTAAGAGAAGATCTAAAATCTTTAATACATAAATATTTAATTGAAGCCTGTTATAATATATCAGAAGCTGGCGAAAAGATTTGGGTTTTAATGGAAGAATGGGTTCAACATATTGATTGTACACAGTGCATTGTACGAGTTTCAAATAAGCTAGGATTTTCTTGTCCAAATATTGAAGATGTAACAAAAGAATCAGGATCTGGTTTTACAATTCAAAACATTCGTCATCCTTTAGTTGAAGCGACAGCTTCTCGTGTTTCATATGTAACACATGATGTTTCACTTGGTATGAACGGAGTCAAAGGTTGGCTAGTATATGGAATGAATGCAAGCGGAAAATCAACATTAATGAAAGCGACTGGTATTGCCATCCTCCTTGCACAAGCAGGTTGTTTTGTTCCTGCAACAGAAATGATATTAAGACCTTTCAAGGCTATTTATACAAGAATTTTAAATCAAGACAATTTATTTTCTGGTCTATCATCATTTGCAGTAGAAATGTCTGAATTAAGAGATATTTTGGTGAATGCAAATCAAAACACATTGGTTTTGGGTGATGAACTATGTTCCGGAACGGAATCAACATCTGCACAAGCATTAGTATCTGCAGGTATTCAATATTTATCGGAAAAAAATGCTAAATTCATTTTTGCAACTCATTTGCATGATATTCCAAATGTAATTGATGTAAAATCTCTGTGTGTAGAAGTATGGCATCTTCACGTTGATTATGATCCGATTAGTAAAGTATTAAAATACGATAGAAGTTTAAGAAAGGGTTCAGGATCAAGTTTGTACGGTTTAGAAGTGGCAAGAGCTATGGATCTCCCATTTGCTTTTATTGAACAAGCTTTAAAAAATAGGCACGTCATTGATGGTTCAACTGATGTTATCAATGCGAAAAACTCAACTTGGAATTCTAGCATTATTAAAAAACAGTGTGAAAATTGTGGATCACAACTTACTAAGGAATTAGAAGTTCATCACATAAAAGAAAGAAATTCAGCAATTAACGGAATTTTAGAAAATGGAACGCATATGAATAATATGAGAAATTTGATAGTTGTTTGTCAAAAGTGTCACGATAACATTCATAACAATAGTATTGAAATTGGTTCGGTTATACAAACTTCAGAAGGTTCGGTGCGAAGTAACGATGATAGCGATGTTAGTTCTAAATCAAGTGATTCAAAGAAGAATAAAAAAGCAAAATGGTCTGATGAAGATTTAGAAATAATCTACTCCGTTATAGAGAAGTTCAAGACTTCAAGTCTTAAGGCTATAAGAGCATACTTAGAGTCAAAACACCAAATTACTGTGAGCGAAGGTGTTTTGAGCAAAATGCGGAAACGAGAGTATTAGAAAATAATAGTCTAAGACAAGTGTTTATTATTGAAATAATTTGTTGATCTTTCATATCATATTTATTTCTTCTTCTATCTCTTCAACAAACCTTTTCTTAGACAAAAGTATATTAATTGTGTAAATAGCTGTTATTTCTAACACAACCCATTTAATTAGAGCTAAATCTACTTGAGTAATAGATACTAAATTTGTAAAAATAGTTCGCAGATTATTAAACGACCAATATAGAGTGGCAAGAAGTTGCAATTCTCTCTTTGATTTAAAATCAGTAATAAGTTTTTTATCAGGATTATATATATTAAACCCAAGTATAGGCTGTGCAAATTCGCTAACTAGAGTATCAATAACCGAATTGAACACTATAGCAACTACTAATACTGAATATTTCGGTTGTGTGTCTATAACAACTCCTGCAATTGATAAATGACTAGATGGACCAAATGAAAACCAAGTTTTCTCTTCTGCAAAAACAGTTGTAAAAATAAGTGTTATAATCGTTAGCACTGCGGAACCTGCGATACAGAGACTAAGTTGAACTTTTAATTTCATTTATATGTTGTTATGTTGTTATATTGTTATAAACTAATAAAAATACACTGCTACTTTTTTCGAAGTAAAACATTACCATAATTAATACTATGTTTGTATGCAATTTTAGAAATTTCATCCATTTCATCAAATATCGATCTCAACCATTCTGCAATATCTTTCTTACCATGAACACAGGAATGAATAAATATTTTCTGAATAATCCAGGGAAAATCAATTGGTTGATCAAATTCGTATTCTGTTGTAATAGACAACCAGAATTCTTGCATTTCCTCGATAGATCCTCTTTCAATTATTTTCTTTACATCGCTAACTATACTTTTTTCAACCAAATTGCTCATAAAATACACTTTTATATAAATTAAATACAAAATAATTTTCAAAAATATGATTTCAAATTTCTAAGAATTTGCAGGAAAATATTTTTAACCTGATTATTCTATATTGTTCATTTTTTTGAGAAATAATATAAGAGAGAGTCTATTCTCAAACGTCATTTGCTAAAAATAAACTTTAAAATTGATTTTAAACAATTTTATAATATAATTAGAAACAAAATGGCATTCATAAACTCTGAAGTTCAACGTGCCTTTTTTGAAATAATTTGCAAAAGACGTATAAAAAGATTTATGTATGGTGCAAAGTTATATCATCTGGAAATGTTGTTTGATAGATGCCTTAATATAATTTTATGTCATCATCCGCATATTTGGTCTTATGGAACCGGAAATTTACTTGTTGCGCCAAATACTCCTGCAATTATAACAAAGTCAGCTGAACGAGCAACTGAATGGCGGAAGGAATCACTAATCAAACAATATGAAGATCTCAGCCAAGTTATTGGCAACTCATTTGGCTATTTTATCCGATATTCGATTGAATGTCGCAAAAGAATACGAAACGTAAGTAAACTCAAGCAACGTTGCTTAGATTTGGTTCAGACTCTGATAGAACATACAAACAATCGACCGCTTTTACCAGAAATTGATATCAATAAATCAAAAGACGAAGCACTCAGAATAATCGAAATGTTACCCAAAATCTTCGCCAAAGTAAGTTCAGAATTAGATACACCTATAATTGACGTATTTTGGGAAAAATTGGTATATGACATGTATTTACAAATGTTTAGGTATGTTGATGTACCTGTTCCTCCGCTTGCAGATTTAATTTTAAATATTAAAGCTGTATGTCGTAAAGGTCTTTTTAGATATGGCAATCCTTTTATTAAAGCTTTTCATTTAACAGATTCTATACAAACTAGTGAGATTATAATAGAATGCAATCGGAGACCAAGAGTTACAATATTAAGAGAATTTATGTTTGACGACATAGAAACAATATCTCGTCTCGTAATTCCTCCATCTTTCTTATATCCGGATGAGAAAAAAGAATGTGTAATATGTCTAGAAAAAAAAGATGTTCTTGTATGGCCTTGTCACACATCACATGTAACTTGCATCCAGTGTACCATTGAATTATTATGTTTACCGGTTTCTTGTCCATTATGTCGTCAGTCCGTCCGTTTTATATATGGAAAATGGTACCTTGATAATGATGATAATGACAATGTATGGCTATTTGTTCTTCATCATTTGTGGTATGAATGGCATCTTAGAAATGAGAACTAATGTTATAGTTGTGCCTATCATCATCTTATTTAAAAAATAAGATGATATTATTAAGGAGTCAAATTATGTATGAAGACAAAGATGAAGAGATGAAAATAGTATTGGACGAAATATTCCAAACCAATTGTCCCAAATTGGATATTGGGAAAAGGGCTGGCTGGACTTCCTACATAGATTTTATCAAACCAGATGAGTTAGCCGGAGAGAATGTTATGAAAGGAAAAGATGAGACTGGTAGGAATTTTATCGTTTTCAAATCTGAAGTACAAACTAGCGAAAAAAAAATCCGTTTATTTACTATTTTTTTTCAACGGTGGTATGATTCAGATGTAGTATATCACTCTGCTGGACATTACGGAACACATATGTTTTTGACAACTGGAGGCGCCTGCTTAATGCAAATAGAATTGTTACGTGATTTGTTAGTAAATGGAACTGTTAATTTGACAGTAGAAAAAATGGAAAAATGTCGTATTGGATACAGAGATTTCCTTGAATTAGAAAAGATAGATTCAAACTCCATTGACACCATTATATTAGGATGGTCAGATTAACAAATAGATTTAATTTTAAATAAATTCAGTGTGTATTATTGCCAAGTTCGTTAAATATATAATTATATTAAATAAAATATTGGTATATTTACTAAATGGAAGATCAAAATATTTGTGACATACTCATAGAAACATATAATGTTAACAAGTTTGATAATGCTGAAAATGACTTAAAAATTGCTGTATACGAAGAAGCTAAAAAATGTTCTAATGCACCACATGAAATGGAAATATATGCTAAAAAAGAAGATACAATACCTGTAGAAACAAATAAAAGAAATATACTTATGAAACTGATAGAGAATCATTTTGATCCTAATATTCAACAACCAATGCCAAAATTTATCGCTGGTCCAACAACTCTTACAGTTCATAAATCACCAGATGAAAAGAGAATGATTTATATATTCGGAGAGTGGCACTCCGATGTAAAAGATTGTAACATGTTTCAGTATGAAGAGGATGAAAAATGGAACAATGATAACCCAGATAAGATGACAATAGATTATTTTTTGTATGAGCTAATGAAAACAACATCTGCTTATTTAGACATCTACTTTGAATTTCCTGCTTTTCCAAAAGAAAAGTATGGTTATTATGAACATTTAAGTTATGCTAAAATAAACTATCATTTGCATAATTTATTTGAAAAATTTAAAAAATGTATAAACAAAGTAAACAGTAGTCGTTCGTCTGGTGAATGTTCTCTAGCGAGGATTCACTATTTTGACTCTAGACGTATAAATCGTGGGGGATATCTTTTTGGTCTTACTGATATAGACAATTTGGTAGAGATAGTTGATGGTTTGAAAGTAAAATATGGCGATAAAAACTTGGTCAAAGAATATAAAAAACTTGTAAAAACAAATAAAAAGTTTATTGAAATTCTTTATGCATTGTGGAGTGAAGATGAACAAGAGTTTAAAGACTTTTGGATAAAACAGTTAACTGATAACGAACTAAACACTAAAGAGACAAAATCAGGTAAATATCAAGATAGAGGAACTAAAGAAGAAATAGAAATAATGAAGTCAATAAAAGATTTTACGGAAAAAGAAATTGTGAGAAAGGCTATGAGTTTTAGAGATACATATATAGAATTAATAAATACTATTGTCGAAAAATCCGAAGAACCCGAAGAAGGAGGAAACGAAATAACTTTTTATAATGCATTTGAAGATTTTATTGATTGTATAATCAAAACAAGTGCAAGAATATCAGATGTCTACCTTCTAGCCCGTATGTTTAAAGATTTTGACATGACTAAAATGAAAACACATGCTAATCGAGATATTACTGATCAACCTAATAGAGCGTATAATGTAATCATATACGCAGGAAATTCTCACTCTGAGTTTTGCAGACGCTATTTAAAAGAGGTAGCAGGTTTTGAAGAGATTGCAAGCACAGGAACTAATAAAGGAAAAGAAGTAAACTGTATAGATATGAGAACAATACCGCAACCATTCTTTTCTACCTGGACACGGACGTGGACAGACTTATGGGGTAAATATATCGCTGAACAGACTTTCACAATGACACCATTATATTAGGATGGTCAGATTAACAAATAGATTTAATTAGTTTTTGAATTAAAAAATATTATAAGTATAATATTTTATGTCTTATAAACTTATTCAATTAATTTTTTGAGGTTTGTAAAGTTCCATTTCTTCTTTTGTATAAGGAGTGTACAAAGGGAAACCATATTCTTCTAAAGACTTAAGAAACCTATTAACCAGTCTGTAAGGCGGTCTATTTAATTTTGAAATATGAACAATATGTGTTTCAAATTTATTTTGAATTTTATACATTGATTCAGGTAATATTTCAATTACACGGTAAAGTACACTTTGTTTTAATTTAATCACTACTAAATCATTTATACCAAACTTTTTTTTAGGAGGAGGTGCACTATCATAGTCTTTTAATACTTTTTTAGAAAAAGTATTGTTTGACCAATCAATAAGATTAACTTTATATGTTTTATCTTTTGGAATAGGACCAAACTCTTTCCACAAATAATATGAATTGTGACTTTTACCAAAGATTGGTGGTACTTGACCGCTTGGTAAAGGCATTACCGCTTGTTGTCGCATTAATTTTTCTGTATCTGGGTGTAAATAATCTGTTGATACAGTAGTACGCCATCCCGTAAAAAGTCTCATCATATTGTTTAAACCTTTAATTGGTTGTGCAACAACCTCGTGAAGAATGTATTGAGGAAAAATAATCATATGTCCTGGAGGAACAACAAATTTATGACGATATTCGCTAATAGCATCTATATTTTCCGCACTAATCGTTGCAAATCCTTCTTTTAATTCTCGTTGCTTAACATTAAGGTGTGATCCAGGAATACAAGAAAAATATTGATCTGTCGTGTCTAAATTTAACCATCCGCCAAAAACTTCATCATTTTCTTTAATATATTTAGCAGGCATAACATCTCTATGCCATGATTCAGCAATTGGTTTTTGACTAACTATACGATACATCATTCTATCAAAAAGTATTTGTAATTTAGTCTCTGATTGAAGTTTTTTATCAGCGTAAGAATTTATTAATTTTTTAAACAAAGGTTTTGCAGCTATCTGACATTTTTTGCGTAGATTGCGAACCAATTCATTATGAAAAGAAGAAGGATTTCCTAAAGCTGCAAAACCGCCAAGAACATACACAAGAGTGTTACCAGAAATATCTTCATCCGGATTATCAGGATTCCTGTTGTATTCTGGAAAATTCCTTAACGTATCAATAAATTCATCTCTAACAATTGGAATATCTTTTAAAGGTATAACTGGTACTGTAACAACTCCAAGCCTTTTTAAAGATTCATATCCTTCTAAAATACACCCGTTTTTAAATTTTCTAAAACTTAGTTTATGTTTATTAACTTTTTTTCCATCTGAGTCTACATATTCAATGTTTCCATATTTTTCAGTATTAACAACTAATGAATCAGCAACTGTCTTAATTTCATTGTAATGTTCTAATACTATTTTTGCAATTTCTATTTTTCCATATTTTTGAAACAAACAAAGATAAGATTTATCAATAAAAAAATCTTTTGCCGAAACACTAAGTTTATCAAGAAAATCAACATTTAAACTAGAGCAAAAAGAATCAATGTTTTCTTCATCAGTCATTTATTAAATTAAATTTAATAAATGAAATTTTCAATTTTGTTTTTAAATAAATGGTTCGTAAACCTAAGAATTCTAAACCTAAGAATTCTAAAACTAAGAATTCTAAAACTAAGAATTCTAAAACTAAAACGTATGATATTTTTGACAAAATTAAAGCTGGTATGTTCATATTTTTTTTGATAATAGGAATTTTGTCTTTTCTTTATAGTATGTATTTATTTATAGTTAAACATTTTTATAAAGATGATGATTACTCTATATATAAATCAAAAAATGATTGTGAAAAAGCAAAACCTTTAAGCATTTTTACAAAGCCTATTTGGCTTAATAATGAATGTAATGCAGATACAAATCCTTTGACAGATCCATTTTTTGTTATACATGTTAGTTTATTTTGCTTTTTATTGTGTGGTGCTCTAAGTGGTGCTCTTACTCCGTTTTTTCTTTTATAGTCATTTTAGTTTTCTTGTAATTCATCTCTCACTGTACGAAATGTGATAGAAATTCGTGTACCACGTTTAATTTTTTTACCATTAATGTTATCATATTTTACTTTTCTTATCTCATGAGTCCATTTAGTGCTTGCATCATCTTTCATAACTGCTAATGATCCAACAGGTAACAAAATATCATAAACTGTGTTTGGATCTACTAATTTATTTTCAGGATGTGGACGAAATGTCATTACATATTCAGAACCAAGAGACAAAGTTGCTATATCACCCGTAAAGTATCCTGTGTGATCACGATGGGCAGCAATACCTTCACCCGGTTCATATTTATTTATTATAATTTGATTTGGTTTTTGTCCAATTAACTTGTGTTTGTATAAAATATCAGATATACATAACAGTTGTGTAGGTGTAGTATAAATTGATTTTTTAAGTGTTTCTCTTGCTTTGTAATCATATTCGTAACCATATTGTCTTGTTTTTCTCTTTAGAGGAGTGTCTTCATCAAAATTATCAACTAATTCATATAATTTATTCTGAGCAAATTCATTCGTTATCAATTGATGAATTTCTAATCCAGGTACTAATTCATTTGTCATTTGTTTTTACAAGTAAAAGTAAAATTAATAAATCAATTTAATTATTATACATATAATAAATGTGTTGCTCAATCAGTTGTTTTATTTCGGCTGTTTTCCTAATTGCAATGATTTACTTTAACATATCAACTTTAAATAGCAAAATTGTGAAAAAATACAAGGAATCTTTATCTTCAGACTTACAAATTGTATACGATAAGATTTCTAAAGAACGTTTATCAATAAGTATGTGTGGATACTCTCTCGGGTTAATTTTTTCTATTATAATAATATTTTACAATACGAGGATTAAACGAAATCGTTTAGGAACTAAATCTTTGGTTTGCATAGTTATTGCAACTAGTTTCTTAACTAATTACTTTTATTATACTCTTTATCCAAAATCGGATTGGATGTTGAATCATTTAAATAGTCCTGAAGAGAATAAAGCTTGGTTAGAGATGTATCACGAAATGAAATACAACTATCACTTAGGATTTGTTCTAGGAATTATTGCAGTTGGAATGTTAGCATTTGCATTCAGATGTTAATTAAATCTTTAAAAGTTTTATATTCATATTCTTCTGGTGTAACTATATACTCACTCCACAAGTCTTTCCATGAAAGTTTAGAAAAAAATGGTGGTATTCTTCTCATATCAATACAGTTTTTTGCGTCAGTGTCATCTTTTCCTGTTCTTGCAATTCTTTTAAATCCATTCTGTTTTAAATATCGTCTGTATATTGTAGAGTGTCCCTCTCCTGCGTATATGATTACATTATACGCTTTATCAGGTTGATCTGTAATATTATTTGCATGTGTTTTTATTTTAGTCATATCAAAATCTTTAAACATACGGGCTAGAAGGTAAACATCTGCAACTGTTGAATTTGTATCAATCATATAGGCATTAAGACTTTTAAAAGCATCAATGATGTTTTTTTCAGATTCAAAAATAGTTGTTACTAATTCTTTAAATTTGTTTCTATACCTTGTAGCCTTTCTTTCAATTTCTTTTTCAGTAAAATCTTTTATTTTTTCCATTATTTGTCTTTCGTTTATACTTGCCAGACTTTCATATGGTCCTGATTTTGTCTCTTTTATGTTTAATTTGGTTCTTAATTCTTTTTTCCAAAAGTCTAAATAATTTTTTTCATCTTTTTCTATTAAGGAATTAAGAATATATTTATATTTTTTTCTAAGCTCTATATATTTGTTTATGTCTTTTGGATAGTTTGTTTGCAAGTAAAAAATCTTCTCTATCAAAACAAAAACATCAGTAGCACCGTCTTTACTGTTAATCATCCTAGAGTCAAAAAAATGAACCCTAGCTAGCTCACAATCACCAGTTGAACGACTACTAGTTGATTTACTAGGTAATTCTATACATTTTTTAAATTTTTTAAATAAATTATCAATATGAGTGTTTGGCGGACCACCACTAAAATATGAATAATATCCACCCATTGTTTTTTCAAAAGCAGCAAATTCAAAGTAGATATCTAGGTAAGCAGTTGTTGTTTTCATTAGCTCATATAAAAAAAAGTCTATTGTCATTTTATCTGGATTTTCTTCATTCCATTTTTCATCCTCTTTATCCTCTTTATCCTGAAACATCTTACAATTTTTTACATCCGTATGAACTTCTCCAAATATATAAACAATTCTTTCTTTATCTAATGATTCATGAACGGTTAGAGTTATTGGACCTGCGATATATTTCGGTTTTGGTTGTTGAATTTTAGGATTAAAATAATTATTTATAAGTTTTTTAAGTATAATTCTTTCATTAGGATTCTTAGGATTCTCATTACAACATTTTATTGCTCTGTCTCTTAGAGCATCTTTTAACTCAATTAATGCACTATCAATCTTATTAACATTATAGGTTTTTATAAGTAAATCACAAATATTGTCTTTCATTTTATTATAAAAATTATTTTTATATAAAAATTTTATTATATAAATGGAAGAAAGACCTCTTGAATACTGGTGTGATATGATGATTAAAACATATAATACATCCATTCTGGATAATTTTCCTCAATCACTTAAAAGTTCTTTAGCCAAACAATGTGTGGAAAGTAAACCAAACCCAAATAGTTACACCGATTTTTTTGGTCTAATAAAGCGAAAAAAAAATAGAAATGTGTTAATGCGACTTATTAATAATTATTTTCGTTCTAAACAGATTGAAACAATTCCAACTATTGATTTTATTGGAGGACCTCACACTCTTACATTGCATTGGAGTGCTGAATATAACAAAATAATATATATTTTTGGTGAAATTCATAGAAATGATGTTTGTGATTATGATAATATGATGCTTGTTGAAAATTATCTTAAAAACCTTTTTAGACGCTCTAGTGCATTTATTGATTTTTTTTTAGAGATTCAAATGTTTACAAAAGGTAAATATGATCGTGATTTTTTTACTACTCTAGGTGTATTTAGACTTTGGGATTTACGAATACAAAATATAAAATGTATAGAGAGTGGTCAACGACAAAAAAATAGAGAGTGTCATAATAGACGTGTTCATTTTGTTGATATCAGATTTATTCCAGTAGATTCAAAAGGCAGACCAGTTATTAATATAAACAGCACTATTACTTTACAGAATTACCTTGAAGATTTTATTAAAAAATATGATTATGCAAAAACTCAAGATGAGCATGAAAAGAACATACTAAAAGACAAGAAATACATTATAGATTCTTTAAAATATATTTTTATGACCAGTTATGATAATAAAGCTACAATAGATTTTATACTTTATGGTAGCTCTGAAACATATAAAGCGTTTTATGAGAAAGAAATAGAAACGCACGAGTTAGTCAATTATGAGTTATCTGAAAGCACTGAAAAAGGCAAAATTCGTGAGTTTGCGGAAGAAGAATTTGAAAAAATACGTGATGAGTTTATCACAATAAGTGACAGAATAAAAAATTATCTTATAAAATATTCTGATGAAAATGGAAAATATGATTTTTATAAATTATCAGATTATGATTGTATTAATTTTATTGATTGTTTATCAAATTTTAAGTATAGAATACGCGATTTTACCGCTATAATGGTAGATATTTATACACTAGCACGTATGTTTAAAGAATTTAAACTAAATAATACTAGAAACACACGGAAAACAGATGAACCAAAAGAACCTCATAATATTATTATGTATGCTGGAAATGCACACTCCGAAAGTGTCAGACGTTTTCTTGATGAGAAGCTTGAATTTGATCTTATAAGTGAATCAAAAGGTGATCCGAAATTTGATTTTTGTGTTGATATACGACAATTTGAACAACCATTTTTTTCATCGTGGCCTCCTAAAAAAATATTAGATCCAATTATATCTGACTTTCAAATCATATTAGAATCAAGAAATGAAATAGATGAAGATGAAACTCAACTTGAAACGTTAATATATGAAGGAGCACTTATATACAAAGGTTCGAACATTAATTTTATGAATATAAAAGATTTGTCAACCGTTTCAATAACTTTTTATTCTAGTGAACTTACAGAATATAATTATTATACATATAATAGCATGTCAAAACCTATAAAATGGAAAAGCTATAATGTTCAATATCAAGGAATAATAAGACAATCAACTAATTTTATTATGCATTCAGATAAGATGGTAAAAAAATATCCGTTTTTAGAAAACTTTAAATATATAGATTATTTTTTTCTTATTGTATTTTTACAAAAAGCATTAGAATCAAAAATAATTTCTGACTCTTCTAATATAATATTAGAAGCTAGAATACCATCTGAGGAATTAAACTCAATAAAAAGTATGATTAAAATTTTAGAACACTATGAGGTAATCGGATTTGAGCAAATGTTTCCGGAAGATTATGAAAAAGTTATGGAAAACTTAGATGTAAATGAAAATAATTATATTCCTATGACAGGAAACGTGAAAACAATTATGTATTTGTTTAGAATACACAGACGCGACTTTAAAGTTGCATATGAACTTCTTGATGAACCTACAACACGTCAAAATTCTTTTTCTGTTACTAGTTCAATAAAAAAATCAAATAAATCCTGATTTTCGTAAAAGACTAGATAAATACAAAAATACACTAAATAAATACGAAAAAAAATACGAAAAATTCGCATTAATACTTTGTCAACGTAAAATGATTATGCGTGAAATTCTTATAAAGGACGATACACAACAACAAATAAATTCAGAACTAGAAACTATGATTAAATTTTTTTTACAGACTGAAAGTGTTGATATAAAATATATGGTTGATACTGTTCAAGGTGAAGAATCTGATTTTAATATGATTTTAGATAAATCTGAACCTAAAGCACAGACATTTGTAAAAGAACATCAAAATTTTTATGATTTGATTGTCTTACAAACATGCCCTGATGAGATGATGGATTTAGAATATATATTTGATATATTAAAAAATGAAGGACATATAATGATAACTAAACTTTATAGTACTCTTGATAGTACTTATAAACTTGAAATTTCAGATTATAGTTCTATAATAGACAAATATACTCGTTTTGGTTAAGCACATTCATAAAGAAGAATTAGAAGATGAAATAAAAAATATATTTCAAATTGCTATTGTATTTCAAAAAGTTCAACCAGATATCATGAATTAAAACAGCTTCTAACACAATGAGTTTGAATGCATAATTCTAAGTATCAAATTAACATTACTCTATTGGTGATAACAATTTTTAATTATTTTGTTTTACATGACAGTAATTTTAATTATATAATTAAAATTAATTAGCAAACCATTCCTTTCTACGAAGGAACGCGTCTTAAATGCCGATCTGTGCGTGCGCCGATGACATCCATATCATCTCCATTACTCTTGAATATAGGACGACAAGCTGGATCATATATATATAATTTTTTTATACCAAGTATATAACCTATCATAATAATAGTGCTTAACTTCAGCCAAGTTTTCTTCTTTATTTTTTTTTCCATTATTAGGTTAAAAATTCTTTCTTCTTCTGTGATTGTTCTTTTTCTTTTTTTTCCTTTTTTAAATGTTGTTGATAATAATTCATTTGCCTCTTGTGATGGTAATCTAGCAGATAATTGTTGAATCATCTCGTCTCTCTTTATTTCATCGGTCATTGTTTCATCATAGGTCGTTCTTACTTCTTCCTTATGTTTATTTGTATCTCTTATATCAATTATATGCAATCCTTCATGACCATACAATGTAGGATCTTCACCTTTATTTGGAGCAAGAGAATATGTCCTTTCTAAACTATCACTTGTTAATTCTTTTAATACCCAAATTTCCTTACGTTTCATTACTTGAAATACTTCTCGGTCAGTTTCTTCTTGAATAGCTATAGGTGAAGGATCAGACCAAATTTTATAAAAATTAACTCTTAATTGATATTTAATCAATGAATGAAGTAGATCTAAATTCTCATTGTTTAATTTTATTTTATTCTCATGGGCTTTATTATATGTATCAAATACAGTAAAAAAAGTTTTTGGAATTACCATGTCTAATTCAGAAGTAGTATAAGCCGGTCTAAAACCAAAATCAATTTCTTTTTCCATTGGAGCAGATACAGCAACCATTCCCATAGCAATTATCATAAATACAGAATTTTCAATATACTCTTTTAACTCCTCCTCATTTATTTCTTTTTTAAATTCAAATTTATTGAATTTTTTAATAATTTTTTCAATAATAGTAGGTCTACCTTGTTCTCCTTCAGTTCCATGACCACTTACAAAAAAACAAGCAGTAAGATTAGTATCTGCATTCGTATCTACAGATTGTTCAGTTGGCACTGGAAATAATATTTCAAATATTTGAAATATATCCTCATCTGATAAAAATTCTGTAGATATTTTTTCTAATAATGGTCTATTATTATCTGTTAAAAACTTTTTGAATTTTTCTGGTATATCTGAATGTGTAGGAAGACTACGTTTGCGTTTATTTTTATTTTTTTTGTTATTTTTTTGAGGTTTTTTTGATTTTGTCGTATTTTTTATGTTTTTTTTTTTATTTTTATGAGGTTTTTTTGATTTTGGCGTATTTTTTTTTGATACAGAATATCTATTTTTTAAGTCTAAATTACGACTTCTTAATTTAGGTTTTGATGGTAAACGTTTTTTTATTGGTGATTTACGACGTCTTGATTTTTGTAGAGATCGTGAACGTTTTTTTATCGGTGATTTACGACGTCTTGATTTTTGTAGAGATAGTGAACGTTTTTTTATCGGTGATTTACGACGTCTTGATTTTTGTAGAGATCGTGAACGTTTTTTTATCGGTGATTTACGACGTCTTGATTTTTGTAGAGAACGTGAACGTTTTTTTATCGGTGATTTACGACGTCTTGATTTTCGTAAAGAACTTTTTATCATTTATATAAATACAATAATTTACAAAATCAATTTTTGTAAATAAAAATAATAATTTTAGATACATCTAAACTCGTTCACAACCGCTACGAGAACTTTTATACGACTCGCAATTTCCCGAATAATATTTACTAGCAATTGAATAGTATTTGTAATTTCTAGTGTATATAGTAAATCAGTTGTTTTAATTAATTCATCTATTTCTGAATCATGACAAGGTTGTCCGTATTCACGTAAAAATGTCAAACAATATTTGAGTAAACATTTTACTTGTTTTTGTGCCATTCCGACGTTTAACACATTTTTTAAAAATCCAACATCTAAAAATGCTTCTATTTCATCACGTTTTTTCTGATTTTTTTGACATAATGATAACATACAAACTTTTACATCTTCTATTATGGTGCATAAATTTTCAAAACAGTTTTCTTCTAACTGTTTTTCTATATCTTGCCAATATAGGTCATGCAAAGAATCATAAACAAATTTTTCTATACGTAAGATTTCTTTACGTAATGTTTCTTCATTGTCAATCTCTAATATCTTTTGTGCATTCTTTCCAAAAATTTGAGATGTATGTTTATTAAGAGTGTTTTCAAGTTTTTCAATTGGTTCTTGTATCTCAATTGGTGAAGATACTTTAATTTCAGACAGCAAACGATAAGCATCACGATATGTTCCAGCCAATTTTTGCTTATCAAATCTTTGCCATTCAGTAAAAGATAACATATACTCATTTAATGCATTTACAAATTCAACGCTAGAAGATTCATTTTTAAGATGAGTATTATAAAGATTTTGTGATGCTTTAATTAGAGGCTCGGTAATAGAATTTGTTTCACCAACAACTTCATTCGGAAAGTAATATACTATATAATGAGATAAAAATTGTTTTGTATTAGTACGAGTATATGATGGATTTAGTTTTTGCAACGCTAATAAAGTCTCTCCTATTACATTTGTATTTATCAAACGAGTAGATAAATTGTTAAAACTATCAGTATATGGTTGTATTTTTTCTAAAAATATATTTTCCATTTATTAATACAATTTTATTAATACAATTTTATTAATAAAACGCATTTTTAAGGTACTTCATTTAAGCAGAACTAAATAGAAATCCGCAAGGAGATCCTTTAAATCTATAATTTTGTACACCAGCTGGAATATCTTCTAATTTTTGTTGATTACACAGTCCATCCCATCTTCCAGACGACGTATAAGTAGTAACTTTTACATCGTCTGGTAATGAAATGGATATAGCTGCACAATTGTAACCAGATTTTAAAGCTTTTTGCCAATTTGGAGCTGCATCTAGTGACCAGCAACCTTTTTGTGTTTGATCTCCACTATTATAATTTACAGCATAATTTTTATCCAAATCAATATATTTTCCATCAAGTCCTGTAATCCTAAATAGTTTTTTAGGAGCTGAATCTACATTACAAAGAGGCGGATTACAACCACTTACTTTTGAGCAAGATGGTAGGGGTGTTTTGTCTTTACATGGTCCTTTTTGACAAGTATAATTGTATTTGCCTTTTTCATTATTAAAACATAACTCCAAACCATCACAACACTTTTTTAAATTACAATGATCTCCATAAGGATCCATTCCATTTGCATAACAACTAGATGATGAACTAGGAGGAGAATCTGACGATCTTTTAAAAACTTTAATGTATTCAATAGACCAATAAGCTTTTGATAAATCAGCAGTCTTTATGTCATTTTTGCACTTGTTAATTCCACCTGGATAAGAACCTCCAGCCCAATCTCCACACAAAGTAGTGTTAACTATAAAGTTTAAATTAGAAAATTGACCTGGGCATGGGTCAAATTTAGTACGGTTTGTAGTTGGCCAAGTACTTGGATTTGGTTTATTATTAACAAGATCTTTTGGAACAGAATTTTTCTCAAAAAACCAAATAGTAATAGAACCTTCTGGTGTTAATTCCATTGCGTAAACACCTCCTCCATTTTGATTAAATCCATATCCAAAACTTTTTGTTGACTCTAGAACAACACCACAACCTGAATATGGACATACTTGTTTGTGATCACATCCACATGATTTATCTGAATTAGTAGGTGCATTGCAATTTCCTTTATTTGAAATTCCTTTAACATTTGCAGGATTTTGCCTACAAGGTTTTGCATCAGGTCTGTCATTTGTGTGTAAAGTAGAATGATTTTTACTAGATGACGGATTTTCTTTGACTGAATTTACACCTTCAATAATGTCAATTTCACCATTACATGCCCAATTATTTTCTGAAGTAAGCCAAAAAGAAGGCCATACACCCATACCTTCAGGTATATGATCTGCACTAATCACAAATAAACCATCATTATATGATTTTTTGGAAAACATCCTTACCATTTTACGATTTTCACCAATTAGTCCTCCAGCTGAAATTTTAATCTTATTTGTTTGTGTATTTTTAGTTATCAATTCAGGATATTCTCCATATTTTACAGAACCATGTGTTGGATCTTCTCCATTGTTGTTGTGTTTACCAGTATAAAAACGTAATGGTTTCTTTGAATCAATATTACTTGGTATAAGATCATCTCCTGAAATATTATCAATAAGTGTATATGTATAATCAAAATTTTCATGTTTTGTTGATAAATAAATAGTCAATCCAACAAATAATCCAATAATAATTATAAACATAATTATATACCCATATTTTTGTATCCAATCTTTAATACAATTATTTCTTTCTTGGAATTTCATTTACAATTAAGAAAATATAATTTTTATTGACGGTTTATTTTTATAAAAAATAAGCAAAAATAATTTTCAATGTCTTCTATTTTTTACCGACTTGACATTATTTGAATAAAATAGTTAAATTATTTAGAACTTTAGACACAGTTGTAAAACTATATATAAGCAAAAATGGTATTATTATGTTACCTTCTTTAAACGTATCTGAATTTACAAAATATTCGTGATTTGATAAGTAAATTACCTTATTTAAACATATCAGAAGAAGATAAAGATTATCCGTCATTAGTCGTGACATGTAAAAGTTAATAATTGATTCATAATTTATTTGGAAAAAGGGTAATTTTTATTTGAATTTTGTCTATATTTACGATAATCATATTGAAATAAGATATCTAAAGGTATATATTTTTCTTTAACAACATAAGGAGTACGTTCTAAATCAATGTATGGAGCAAAACCATTATTATATGCTTCTATCCATCTAAACACACACAAACACCATCTATCACCAGGTTTTAATCCTGGAAAACCATTTGTAGGATTTATCAAATCATTATCTTTACTATAAGTAAAATCAAGAAAATCTTGTGTTACTATTGCACAAACAAGATGAGTACCTTGATCATCCATGTTTACATTACAATATCCGTTTCTGTCGTAACCTGTCAAAGGATTTGAACCACATAATTTTAATTTTTTTTCTAGAACATTCATTTATTATATAATAAATGAAATATAATTCACGTATTAATCTTTTCATAAAGCTCTGTAAGTTTTTTATCAAATGATAAAAATTGATTTGTAATAATCTCTTTAATGTCTTTTACACGATGAGATGTTTTTTCATCGTCTCCTAAAACTTCTACCAAATCTTCAAAAATTTCATCATTTGAAAAAAATATATTTTCCATATCAAATTCCATTCCACCTAAGATCTCATCTATTTCATCATCTGTCAATATAATTGAATCTTGAATATCAGTGCAAATAATAGAAAACTTTTCTTTATGAGGATAGAAACTATTTTTAAGATTATATAATATTTCGTAGATTAACTCTTCTGTTTGATTATCAAAAAGAGTCTCTAATTGTTTAGAGAACAATTCTAAACACTCTTTTAAGTCTTCACGTAGCTCATATATCTTTGAATCTGATTTGCAATTCGTATTCATATTCATATAAAATATATTTGAGTTCATTTTTTTCTTTTTATAGAAATACTTTTTGAAATCAAATTTATTTTATTACTCAATTCGGGCAGTGTTTCTCATTAGTCCAATACTATGCAAACGTGCACGCAATCCGTCAACCCACTCCGCATGAGAGTGAACTGGTTCTAGCATCTCAATAAGACGTTTTATATCTGTGTGCATTTCATTCAGCTTTTCATATGTTTTATCGTTCTGAAGAGATATTTTTAACAAATTTTCTTCAAACATAGAGAGTTTTTGATTCTTGTCCTCTTCATTACAGAACATTTTTAGTAATAATTTATAATCTCTTTATTTCATTTTACTTATGTACTCAATTTATACGCTCAATTTTATACGCTCAAAACAGCCATCTCTTTTGAAAATAATCCATCATCAATATCACGTATTTCTTGCGTTTTCTTAGTTAAAATAGCCATTTTAATATTACTAACTTCAAATACATCATCGTTTTTTCCTTTTATTATACAAGTTTTATTTTTAGATTATTTCCAATTTCTTTTGGAAAAATCCGGAAAATTAAAAACTAAAATTAATAACTTTAGGCTGAAACAGCCTGAAAAATAAAATTTAACTTTTTTTTCTAATCCAACACAAAAAAATGAGAGAGAGAGATGAAATTTTTTTTGGACTCTTTCTTCAAAAAAAACTGATTTTTTTCGCCCTTTTAATTTTGTGCAAAATCATTTTTGGAGTTCGGAAGAAAGATTTTTTATCGGTAAAAAGTCTAAATTTTTGATCATAAAACGTATCATTTTCTGCAAAAATGATTTTAGAGTTCAGAAGAAAAAAGTTCGGCAGAAGAAAAACTTTAATTTGAAAAATTTGCTTTGGATTATCTTTTTTTAAAAGTACCATTTTTATTTAGTTTCTCTAAATAAAAATTGTGATTAAAATACTTATCTAATTATAAATCAATATTTTTTGTTCTAACACAGCACCGATCAATGTCACCATAATAAGAACGAAAAATACCAGGTAAGGTTGGAACGTACTCGTAAATATATGAACGACCAATTATATTACGTTTTACATCAACATTTGAAACTTTATTCAAAACTTTAAGATAACAATCACGGACTAAATTAAAATTTACCATAGGCAATATTACAATTCCTTCCCATTCTCTTCTTTTACCTCTCAAGTCAATTTCAAAGTTTTCAGGACACTGATCTCTTAAAGGTGAATTTTCATCAGTTAGAAGATAACAAAGAGGTTCTGGAATAAGATCTGCACTTTTTGGAGGTAATACGCACAATAATTGTTGAAAAGGTGTGCTTGGAATCGTTTTAGGATAAACAGGAAAACAAAATGTAGAAACATGATTTGCTAACATAGAAGCACATGGAGCATAGTGATACCGAAAATTCCATTTCCAGTTTGGAACACCTCTAGTGTAATAAGATAAAACCCATTGCATTCCTTCTAGATAATCATGACATAAAACTTTTTCATTAGTCAAATTTGGAAATGATGAACTAAAATATTCATGTTTATACTTTTCAATATCAACATCCCATTTTCCATAAGAATTTTCAGTTGCACAATTTTCTAAAAGAGGATCTGGAAAAAAATCTTTCTTTTGAAGTTTGCATTCTAAATTTTCCTTTTCATAATTTCCAATTTTGCTTAAAAAATGTTGAAGAGGAATAGGTAAAAATTCTATGCGATCGTTAATTTCTCTAGTAATATGACCATATATCTCACCCGTTTCTTTATACACATCTAAAATAAGTTCAATACCTTTTTGAATAATTTCTATAGATGGAATATGGGGAAGAAAATCATTTCCAACCATAAAACAAAGAAATATAAAATCATTAATTGCTGATTTTTGATTAAAACCATCTTTTTTCCAACGTAGTTTATTCGCTAGTTCAGAACGAATACCTCCTATATCAACACATAAAAAATCAATATCAAATTCATACATATCTTCTCGTAAGATATAAAATTTTGGCATATGTGTACCAAGAGCGAGCATGATAAGATCTGCGTCAACGCCACTAATACAGTACGTATCGTCTTTGTTTCCATAATATCTTATATAATTAATAATTTTATGTTCCCCTTCTCCTGGTGCTTTTTCGTTAGAAAAAATAATTTCTACTTTTCTCCATTCTTCATCTTCATTGATTTTCTTGCGAATATACCAATCTATATATTTTGTCAAATAGTCCATAAATTTTGTTCCAGGAGTAATGCAATTACTGTTAAAAGGACAAGAGCCGGTTGATTCTAAAGCACTTCGAAAACGACGTTGTCTTTGTTGGTTTTGTTTGCTAAGAGGTGCCGGTCCATCTACACACAAAATTAGTCGTTTTTTAGGTTTGGTTATAATGAAAAGATTTTCAATTGTTTTACAAACATCTTGAAATAGTTTAATTTGTGTTTGAACATTATTTCTAATGACATTTTTTTGACCTTTTAACAAACGAGGATTTGGTTTACAATTACCGTATTCATAAATTTTTTGTGCAGATGCGTGAAAAACACCATTCATATCAATCATCAAATTATCAATACTTACGTTAACAAAAGCAAGATCTTGACCCTTACGCATTTTATAAATGCGACCGTCAAATTCTTTTTTAAACCATTGAAAGAAGTGTTTGATTCCCATAATTTATTTATTCTTAAGAATCTTTTCCTTAAGAATCAAATTAAAAATAAATGTTTTAATTTCTTCATATATTTAAATATGAAGAAAGAATAATATATTTATATATATCTTTATCTTAAAAGGCGTTTTGGCTTTACTACTACAGGTTCATCATCATCCGAACCAATTTCGGGTTCTAGTTTGCGTTGAACAACAGTCGCACCTCTTGTGAATTCAAGTCCTTGGTGCTTGCAAAGTGATTCCATCATCTTTAACAAAAGATCAACTTTTGCTTCTAATTTGTCTGGTGTTTCAATAGAAACTTTTGTTTCGTTATCTACATTTTTACAACCTTTATCAATCCAATCTTTAATTTCTTTTTGTTTATCGTTCCAAAATAACCAAGCTCCAAACTTGTCACCTGATTGTTTATCTGTAAGACCACTGTTCCATTTTCCACCTAGAGCTTTTAAAGAATCTTTATGATCACGTGTATCACCACGAACAACAAAAGATTTTGGAGAATATTCTTCAATAAAAATTGTTCCTGGCATTTTTATATATTTATACAAGGTCGTAAAATATTTCATTTTTATTTTTGTTACAAAATAAGTCATCAAATAATTATTGAATTTAGTAATCTTTACATTATATAAATTATGAAAAAGTTATATTTATTAATTATACCAATTTCATTTATATGTATATATTATATAGTATATAATTCATCTAAAAAAGCTCGTGAAAATATGTATTATAAATACCCACGAGAGAATTTAATACCTAAAGTATGTCATCAAACATGGCATACACGTGAATTATCTCCAGAAATTCAAAAAGTTATAAAAAATAATAAATTAAAAAATCCAGATATTGAATTTAAATTATATACAGATAATGATATGGACGTGTATATTAAAGAAAATTTTGATGACCTAACTTACACAGCTTTCAAAAAAATTAATCCAAAATATGGTGCCGCATTAGCTGATTTTTTTAGATATTGTGTATTATATAATGAAGGTGGTATATATTTAGACATAAAATCTTCATTAACAACTAAACTTTTTGGTAATATTATCAAAAATGATGACATATGTATATTAGATAAACAACGTTCTTACTTCGAAATTTGGAGATATGAACTTGGTTATGGTACATATGAACAATGGTTGTTAATTTTTTGCAAAGGTCATTTATATTTAAAAAATATGATAAATCTTATGGTAGAAGCTTTGCACAGTGGTATAGAACCTAAACCATTTAATATGACATGGTTTGGTTTTGGTCCCACTTCTACGAAAGAAAAAGTATTAAGATTAACTGGTCCAGATGCATTTGCTGACGCTATACATAAATCTATTATATTTAATATGAGATGGCTTGGTTTTGGTGCCACTTCTACAAAAGAAAAAGTATTAAGATTAACTGGTCCAGATGCATTTGCTGTGGCTATACATAAATCTATTATATTTAATGGTATAATGCATAGAGAAATTGATTATAACTCTTTTAGTACATATGATTATATGAACAATAATAAAAAAGTGTATCGTAAATATAATAAAATTCATTATTCTAAACTAACAGAACCTATAATAATATAATAATATAAATTTGTTTAATTCAGACGTATTACTTTTTTAGACTTAATTTTTATTACATTTGAATTTAATAACTTTTTACAAATATTATAACAAAAAATACATATTAAAAAAAGTATAAATGAAAGTATAAATAAAGTAAAAATATTAAAAAAATCTGCGTATAAAACATAAAACTTTGCAATATTATTAACCCAAGACATTTCATGTTTATGAACAATGTATGTTTCGTCTGTAATAAAACATTTTTTATTAAAACATGGTTCTAAAAATACATATGGAAGAATCACAACACTTTTAGAATCATCATTTTCTTTAATGTATTTATTAATAGATTTATCAAAGATATATGGACCAGTTGTACTTTTAATACACATCATTTGTTCCATTTCTAATGAACAAATTGGTATATTAATAAATTCATCAATAATATAAGATAATATATTTGATTCTTTTTTTGCAATATAATTTCCATTATTTATACATTCTGAAAATTTATTACACGTAACTAGACTTTGAATATTTCCAATAGGTAAAAAATCTCTTTTTAGAAAAGATACAATTAATTCAGCATCTTTGTGTATATCAAACAAAGAATCTAATGGTTTTATAGTATAAGCATCTGCATCGATCACAATACCTCCAAATTTATATAATATTACAAGTTTTGCAAAATCTACTTTTTGATGAAGATAAATAAAAGTTTTGTATTTTGTTTTCCAATTTTCATCTTCGTTCATTAGATTTTGAATAGAATTTTTATCCCAAAATATGTAATTCCAATTTAGAGCATGCATATCTTTAATTATTTTTGAGTACTTTTGAAATTTTATAGGAAACTTGTCAATTCCTTGCATCCATATTTGATGTATATTTTTTTCAATCATATGTCTGTTTATTTATAATATTTATTTTATAACATTTATTTTATCAAAATAAATGTTATTTGGTAAAAATTTTAAAACACTCCATGTTTTATAGAGTGAAGAGGCTTGCATTTAACTCCGTTGCATCCACCACTGCAATAAGGATCTGAATACAAATCATGACCAGCTGGGTGTTCTCCCTTTGTTTTTACACATTTACATTTTTCGTCGCAATATGAATAAAATCCAGAACTGTCAGACGATGGTGGTTTGATTGGTAATTTTTTACCATGTATTTGTGTGCAATAATTTTGTACTAAATTAGCAACATCGCTTAAGCAATTATTATCATGTAAACAAGCAGGTTGTTTTCTTGCGCAATCCATAATAGAGTTATCACAATTAAACGGTTGTCCTTTTCTTGCAGAACTTTGACAATTCTTAAAAATATCTTTTGCTAATCCAGTCGTATCTGTTTGTGGAGGATTATTTGGTTTTGCATTTGGTTTACCAAATTTGGGTTTACCTGGATCTTTACTATCACCTGATTTACAACTTTCTACAATACTAAAGATAGTTTGTGATAGATGAGTATCTGTTTCAATAGATTGTGGATTTTTATATGATTTAACTATATTATTTACTATACAATTTAGTAAAACAGGTTGTGATTTAAGTTCAGGTGTTTGTTGAACAATATTATCCTTCAAGATATTATATAATTTTGGATTCCAGTGATCCATCATACCTAGAGGTATGTCATCACCACTTGGATTACCACTTGGATTACCACCATTTGTGTTACTACCAGTTGAATCATCACTGCCACTGGAATCGTTAGTACCGGTTGAATCACCAGTGGAATCGTCACTGTCAGTGGAATCATCACCATTCATAGAATTATCATCAGTACCAGTTGAATCAGCACTACTAGTAGAATCACCATCGTGAGGTTTAAATAAGAAATAAGCTCCTATTATTACTGCTGCTACAAGTAGAACACCAATGATAATTGAAAATGTTAAGTTTTTTTTGAAAAAAGCTTTTATTTTTTGATTAGCACCCATTTTATTATAAAGACAAGAAACTTATAATGATTTAAAAAAAATTTAATTAAAAATTTATCGATTATTTTTTTAATAACCAACACTTTTTCCAAGAAGATGTTTTCTGTTCTACCTGTTTTGTTTCAAGTTTGGGTTCAATTTTTGTTTCAAGTTTGGGTTCAATTTTTGTTTCAACACGTCTTAAAGACATTTTAATTTTATAGGTATCGTTTTGAATATTTTCTAAAGTTTTATATGCTTTTTCATTGTGTGTAATTATTTTTTCTATTTCTTCTCTTTTTTTAATAGCTTCTTCAAGACTTTTTTCTAAAATAGATAATTTTTCATCAACAAATTTTTCTTTATCAATTTCTTTATCAATTTCTTTATCAATTTCTTTTAATAATGTGTCGGTTATTATTTTATTTGCTTTCATATATGCAGCAGGTGATATCCAAATAGCCAAATCTAAAAACAGAATAGGATGTAAATATGTTCCTCTAATTTCTTTTATACCATCTACGACATTTATTGAAAGATCAGCAGAGTATTCTGTTATGTTTGACATATAATAATTAATTAGTATTTTAGACCTCATCCTATCTATATAATTAACTATTTTTTTTGATTTATCTTTTGCACATAAACAACATTTTGTACCGTTAATATAACCATTCGTAATATCCATAATACATTCTAATCCTAAATATCTAGCTTTGTAATATTTATCAGTAATTTTTTCATAAGCAAGTTGTGTAATATCAGTCATTTAACTTTTAAAAGAAAAAGCTTTTTAAAAATTAATTTTATTTATTCAAAATCAGGTAATTCATCAATTTTTTCTTTAATAGGATTGATGTTAGAAGAATATACAAAGTTCTTTTTATAATGTGGTATTTCTTTTTGGTTTGCAATTTTTGGAAGTGATGCAATGTCAATACTCAACTTTATCATTCCTGTTCCAACAGAAGCTCTTTTACCGCAAATAATAGAAGCAGAAACACCTTCTGTAGGTTCTTTATCTCCTTCTGCCGCAGCATTTAAAAAATTATCCATCGTTTCTTCAAAAGAAGCTTTTCCCATAGGTCCAGATTCTTCTTTTTTCATAGTATACCGAGTTATAGAAGATATTGTTCCATTATGAGTCATACGATCAACTAAAATCATAGCATGGCATATATTAATACCCTCCATAATTGCCATAAATTCTTCAATTAAAAATTGTCTAGCCGCTTCAATATCTAGAACTTCGTAAATATCCCAAACGTTGTTAGAAATGGTTTGTGTATAATCAACTTTTGGATGAGATAACAATCTTTTAAAAGAAGAATATTGCTTAGAAATTGTTTTACTACAGAATCCGTTTGTTTCAACAATCCATTCTTTTCCTTCTTTCAAATAAAAAACTTCTGAAATTGCAGGTATTCCACAAATGTAAATTTGTTCCAAAGTTGTTTGAACAACTTCTTCTAAATATATTTCTATTGCATTTTCTTGGTCAACAAACAAAAGTCTATTTTCTGGTAATATAATATTTTGAGTATCTACAAAAACATCTATTTGACCATTTGCAGGTGGTGAAAAAACACAATGCAAATCTGAATATTCTTTGTGAATATGATCAACAATTTCTTGCATTGTAAGCTTGAACTCAAATAATTTTTTCATATCAAGAATAAAAGTAATACAATGTTTATGTTCAGAAAATTTGTCAGAAAATAATATTTTGTATGCTTCGTACCAAGGTTCATCTTCTTTATCCATTTGTGTTTTAATAGATTTAGAAATATTTAACATTGTTAAACCAACAATACTAGATCCCACTGTATTTCTCATTTCTTGAATTGAATTATTTCCACTTTGAAAAAAAATCTTATGATTAACAATTTTTGGATTTTTTGTTGCGTTTAATAACTCTTGAAAACGTGGAACTCCGGCAGTCATTGTCTTCTCGGATTGTCCAGCCCTATGAAAAGTATCGACTACATTTAGCCCATTCCATAACTGAAAGTTCCTTGTTGTTTCTACTGTTAAATCATAAACATACTCTGTTGTTCCATTTACGTATTCAACTGACAATACTTTATCAAAATAAACATCACGTACAGGAACATCGTCTTGTGTAACCATATTTAATTTTCTAAATTCTTGAAAAAAGCTACTTAATGTATACATTCTCTCAATTCCTACATTTTTCTTCTTTTGTAGAGTGTTACTTAAGGTTCCAAAAATACCAAAATATGAAAGAAGAAAAGATATTCCCAAAATTAGATTTTCAGATATAGAACAAACACTAACTGAATCATCTTCTTTATTAACTGTTCCATCGCAACTCATCCAATATCCATCAATCAAACCTTTGATAAATTCATCAGGTGCTGTATAAGCAAGTTCTGGAACTTGCTTGTTTGCAGAACCAGTATTGCAAATAATTTTGAAGATACGTGCAAGAATAGTTGAGTAAATCTTTAAAATATTAACATTAGTATGTTCATATGCGACTCTGTATCTGTCACACCAATCAGTTACACGTTTTTGAATAATTTCATCATTATTCCAAATAGCTACAAAAGTCTTTGTACACCAACCTTTTGCTAAATAAATACCCATTATAAATCCAAAGTCATTGTCAAGAGGAATTTTAAAATCATCATATTCCTTTTTGTAAGAAATTCTAAATATATCGGTTGGGTACAAGTATTCAAATCTATTTGGTTTTCGCAAGCTTATTGTCGTTGGAAGAATATCACCTACTTTTACATCAGAACCCAATACACCTTCAAACTTTGTACCATTCCAAACAAGAAAAGACTTTGATTGAGTTGCAGTAACAGTTCTTCCACTTTGAGTCACAACACGTACAAGATTTCCAACAGGCAAGTGTCTTGTAACTGCTTCAATACGATACCAATTTGTTTTACCGTTTTCATCACACGAAGGGATCATATATCCTTCTGGAAGAGGAAGATAATATGTTCTATTTTCTTCAATTTTTGTGATATTATTGGGATTAAGTGATAAAAGTCTATCAATCATTTTACCAATTGGTTCTACAACTGTTTTATTATCTTTAGTATATAAAAGCTTTTCTGTCCAATCAACCGAATTAAGAGTAGTTTGAGTTTGTTTTTCACCAATGCTTTGTGCACAAATGACTCCAACACTTTCTCCTGGATCAATAATAGAGCTATAATAAACTTTTTCAATTTCTTCTTTTAAAGCTGGAATAATTTCGGGATATACTTTTTGAGTTTTTAATTGAACGCGAAGTTTTTCTTTTTGAATATTTACAACGCTCATTGCTGTGTCGTGAGGAATTCCTTTTTGAGGTTGAATAAAGTTTAACATATTTTCTATTTCTGTATTGGTAAGTAATCTCGTCATTCTTTTTTTTTAATTTTCACAATTGTAACAAAAAATCAAATTTATAAATAAAACAGTATCTTGCTAATTAAGAAAATGGCAAAAAGATACTGTTTTCGTATTATAAATACAAAAGGTATAAGATTGGATACAACTAAATTAGATGAATTATTACAATTTATAACTAAACTATATAGAGATAATTCTGATGAAAAAGATAAATTATCCTTTTTTCCATATTATGCAAAAGGAATAAATGATGATAATGTATGTATTGAAATGAAAGGTAGAGGGCAACCTATGATTGATAAAATTGAAGAAATAAATGAAATGCTTGGAGAGAATCCTTTAATGTTAAAATGGTCGTATGGTATTAGTTTGTCACCACCATATGAATATGATGATACTCAAGGACAAGGGTTTCCATTAAAATTAGAAAAAACAAAAGGCCAAAAAAGATGGAGCAGTATTGTTCAAAGAGGACCTTATTTTAAAGAAATTATGGAACCTTATGTTCATTTAAATTCCAGCTTGTATATTAAAGTTAAAGATAAACTAATAACATATAATTTGACTCCAGAAGAAGAAAAAGTTGCTGGTTTTTATGCTACCCGTATAAGAGCAGATGCTAAAGATACTAATAAAACACAATATACTAAACTTGAAAATTTTAACCAAAATTTTTGGAAAGATTTTCAGAAATATCTTACTCCAAAGGCTAAATTAATTTTTAAATCATACAATGATTTCTTACAAATTGATTGGAGTGATCTGGTAGAGAAGTTGGAACAAAAAAGTCTTGTCGAAAAAGAATTGGCTAAAACTAAAAAAGAGAAAGATAGAAAAAAACAAAAAAGCGCGGAACTAAAAAGTGAATATGGGTATGCAATTCTTGACGGTAAACCTCTTCAAAAAATTGGAAACTATCAAGTTGAAACATCTGGAATTTTTATAGGGAAGAAAGGGCACCCAAAATTAGGACGTATCAAAAGACAAATTATGCCAGAAGATGTTACTATTAACAAAGGTAAAAATGATCCAGAACCTAAAGCACCTTTAGATCATACATGGGCTAAAGTTGTTAACGATTATACTAGTATATGGCTTGCTTCGTGGAAAGATGAAATCACTAAAAAAACTAAATATATTCGGTTTTCACAAGAAGGTATTTTTAAAGCACAGTCAGATTTTAATAAATACGAAAAGGCTAGAAAGTTACATTTTCAGATTAAAAAAATTAGAACAGAGTATATGAAATTGGCAGACTCATCAAATATGGTAGAAAAACAAATTGGAACAGTTCTTTTTTTAATTGATCGTTTTGGTATTCGTGTAGGAAATGAAACAGAATCTGATAAAGCTGATCCAGTAGTAGGTGCTACGACTCTTCTTGTTAGTAACATAAAGGTAGTAGATGAAACAAATATTGTAATATTTGATTTTGAAGGTAAAGATAATGTTCGTTTTTACAAAGAGTTAGAAGTTCCAGAAAATATTTATGAAAATTTTAAAGAATTAAAAGAAGGTAAAAAAGGTCATAATCAAATATTTGATAGAATATCAAGTGACAATGTGAATGACTATCTCAAAAAGATTGATCCAGATTTTACTGCCAAAGTGTTTCGTACTAGATTAGGTAGTGAAATTATGTATAAAGCTTTACAAGAACTTCCTCCTATAATTCCTAAATCAAAAAAAACACATATTAGAAAAGAATTTAATAAAGCTAACATTAAAGTTGCAGAAGTACTCAATCATGTTAGAACAACTGGTCCAACCAAATCTATGGAAACACTCAAAAATGCTTTAAAAGAAGCAGAAAAAGAAAAAAATAGAGAAAAAATTAGCAAATTAACTGAACAAATTAAGGAAAAAGAAGCTTTAATGTCTGTTGCAATAAGTACTTCATTAATTAATTACATTGATCCGCGTATTGTTGCATCTTGGGCGAAAAGTCAAAATGTACATATTAATTCTGTTTATAACCGTACTTTAGAAGCAAAATTTAAGTGGGCAATTAATTTAATTAATTCTAAAGATGGTGAATGGAGTTGGGAAAAATCTCCTTTAGAAGAAGGTGAAGAACAAGGTGAAGAAGAAGGTGAAGAACAAGAAGAAGAAGAAGAAGAAGAAGAAGAACAACCAAAAAAGAGTAGAACGCGAAGAAGTGTAATAAGGGAAAGACGTCCTCCTAAAAGTGAAACACTTGAGTCTCCTCGTAAAAGTGAAAAAATCCCATCTAGACGTCCTCCTAAAAGTGAAACGCCTGAGTATCCTCGTAAAAGTGAAATACCTGAGTCTTCTACAGAGACTAAAGCAATAGGTCGTAAAAAAAAACCAACACCGCGATCAAGAATAATTAACGCAGACTACGAAGAAGAACAAGAATTAAAAAAAGCTACAGTAAAAAATTTTAAGTGGAATTGGCAAGAAAATATTGTTGAATCTTCGGAAGTTTTAGAATCATATAAATTGCTTTTGGAATTATGTGAAAAATTAAAGAGTGGTAAAATTAACAATTATGACTTAATTTCTAAAATAGATGCAAACGTATTAAAATGGGTTTATCCATTATCTAAAGAAATTCTTAGAAATATTGATAATACTAGTATTTATTATAAACCAAATAAATATATAATTGATTATTGCGACAAAAAAATTTTTAATAGTACACCAACTCCTCCTTTTCCAAAACCACCTTTACCTGGACCTATTTTTACACCAACACCAACACCTTCACCAAGACCTAGAACACCTCTTTTTACACCAACACCTTCACCAACACCTTCACCAACACCTTCACCAACACCTTCACCTGAAAAAGCAAAAGCAAAAGCAAAACCAAAACAAAAGATTAAACATAAAAAAATTACAGAAGAACGTTTTAGATACCTTAATATCTACAATCAAAAAGATTTGAGAGAATACTGTGAGTATTACAACATTGAATGTAAAGGAAAAAACATAAATGAAATGCAAGAAAATGTTATGAAATTTTTTAAATTTGACACATCACCTCCCATTGCCATTCCTCGAAAATAAATTTGACTCATCACCTCCCTTTGTTCCAAAAAAATTGTTTTGTAATTAAACTATCGTAATTAAACTATCGTAGTTTAATTAATTATTGACATCACGCAAACTATTAAGAGCTGTGTTCATTTCAAATTCTTCCATACCATTTAAAGTCATATGTGCTTGAATTTGGCCATTTTTATAAAAATGAAAACACGGCACTGCTTCAATTTGGGAATGCCTTATAAAGTTGTGATCAACATTTTCTTTAACAAAAACTATCCCAAATTTAGAATGTTGTTCAGAAAGTTCGTTAACTTTTGGACCACACGCATCACATGGTGCACACCACTTAGTATAATTATAGATCACAAGCTTCTTATTAGAATTAATAACATCTAATTTATGTTGAGAACTGCTTATTTCTGGTACTTCCGGAAAACTTTGAACCTTTTCTTTATTGTTTTTTATATCAGATATTTTTGCATATTGAGCCATTTTTATAATGGTAATCTAATCTATAAATAATTAATTTTCAATTTCATATATATGAAATTGAAAATATTTATGAATATGTACGATTTTTTAGAATAAAAATTGCTGTATGTACCAAGAAATACAATTATTCTCAAAAACATCTACGTGCATTTTATTTTCATAATAAAAGATGAATTTAAAAATCGCTGGGAGCACGAGAATTTGAAAAATAATTATATTAGTGACTAGGTACGATTAATTTAAAACACAATTATTCTCAAAAACATCTACGTGCATTTTATTTTCATAATAAAAGATGAATTTAAAAATCGCTGGGAGCACGAGAATTTGAAAATAATTATATTAGTGACTAGGTACGATTTTTATAATTAATAAAATTTGATTGCTGTATGTACCACGAAACAAATGTTAACACTAAGAACTTATATTATTATCAACCTGCATTTTTCAATAAAAATGAATTTGAAAATAATTATATTAGTGACTAGGTACGATTTTTAATAATCAAATTTTGATTGCTGTATGTACCAAGAAACAAATGTTTCTACTTATAAAGTAGACGTCTTTAAATAATAATTTACAGGTTTCTCATTATAATAACTACATAAACTTATATTTAATAAAAGTAAAAAATGGAAATAAATCGTGAATACTTTGTTGTAGGTGCCATTTTAATGGGGTTATCTTTTGGTGGTGGGATTGGTTGGTCTGTATATGGAATTGTTATGTACAAAAAAGAACAAGTTATATCAGGAGTTTGTCTCACAGCACTTTGTCTAATCGGCGAAACCTGCTTGTTTATCAGTTACTTGTTTTGGAATTTTGAAAACAGAGAAAGAAATGTTATAACAACAATAGATGTACGAGAAAAGTTTAATAATACATTGATTTGTTTAATATACGAAGGTGATACAGTTCATGTTGTAACAGACCCAAATACACCGCCTAAGATTGTAGTTTTTGAGCGTCATTCATATAATTTATTTGATAATTAAGCTTGACGTCCATCAATTTAAAAAAAATTTTGATATTTTTATATCAAAATTATACATATTATTTTACCGAATGTGATTCCTAAACAGACAAAAACAACCCTTTTTAGTTAGTCTACGAGCTAAATCATTTGCTGCTGGGTCATCAATATCGTTCAAAAACTCATCATGCATAACATAGCACAATTCAAAAACAGCTTCTTTTCTTTCCAAAGTCTTCCTTAGTGCTTCACCTGCTCTGCGTTGTCCCTCTTCGTTAATATCTCTAAATTTTCCAACCCCACTAACAAAATTGGCTGATACATAGCTTTCTTTTTGCACTTTATCAGTATTTATATCTATATATTTTACAACAGGCTCGCCAATAAGATCGTACGTTGACCAACAATTTGGATCATCGATGAGTTCACAAGCAACTGCAACCGTTACAATATCAGCTAAAAAACTAACTTTTTTTTCTGTGTATTCATCAAGAGCTTCGACAACAAGCTCCGGTGAAGGGTGTCTTTTCATTCTAAATGATAGTGCTGGTGCTACAAGTTCCTCAACAACTTTAATGGTTAGTTCTTTATCAAAATATATTGAACTACTTCTCTTTATAAGAGAATCGGATGACTTGATAAATAAAGGTCTTGATACTCTAGGAGCACTTGCAAAAAAAACATCTATATTTTCTCTTTTACACCAAGACAAAATAGTTGAAAGAGCAAAAGAAATATTTTCTTGTATTTGCAATTTATTTTCATAGTTGCATCTAAGTCCATTCATTTGAACTCTAACGTTGATAGGTGCTCTAAAATTGGAAGGTAATATATGAATATAACTTTCATTTGATTCTAATATAGAATATGCTTTCATATACTCTGCTAAATTTGATGAGAATACAACATAAAATTTGCCGTCTTTCATAGAATCATAAGCATCCTTAATCAAGGGAAGAGTATCAAAATTTGGGGCTGAGTTAAGAAAGAACATATTCTTTTCGTTCATCTTCTTCCACATACCATCTAGATCAATAAATGACTCATCATATTCAAGTTTGCCGTCAACAATCTTAGTTGTCATATCATGTGATAGGATTCTAAGCAGACGAATATATGATTCCTCAATGTCTGAATTAGACTCGGTTGTTTCTAGAGTCTCTTTCATGTAAAAAAATGTTTGAAAATGTGGGCTAGGAACGCTAAAACTTGGCTTTCCAACAACTCCTTTCTTAAACCACGTTTGACAAGCTGAACCTAGTTGAATATTAGTATCTGAAAGGTTTCCCTTCTTCTCAGCCTTTTCTAGAATATCTTTAAATATAGATACTGTATTAACATAATCGATAAATCTTGCATTTAGATAACTAGGACGATCTGTACTAAGAGCTTTCGTAAGAATTATATTTTTGTCTGGATTTTCAATAAACTGTTCAAGACTATCTACATATGCTTTCAAAATATTTAGTTCATTTGCATCACGCCATTCCAAAAAATCGTGAAGATTAGCATAAGTTGTCTCTTCGTTTGTATCAAACAAATTAAGAGAAACGGGTTTTACTGGAACGCAGTTGACGCCCATTGATCCACCAACAAAAGTTGGATCCCGAGTAATAAAAACAGCATATTTGTCATCTTTGAATGCAGCCAAATCCAAACGAGTAGCAAAGATAGTGTCCGTAAATCTGGGATTTTTGCAGTCAACCTTGGAAAGAAGATCTTTTGGATCATCTGGACTGGAATATGCTAAACTTTGTTCACGTGCTTTAATACTTTGAACATATATTTGCTGTCTTTGCTCCTTAGATGGAATAGTACTGATAGTTGATAACATATCCTTAAAAATTGAAGATGCAGTAGAAACCATTTTTGAAAATTATAATAATAAAATGGCATAAAAATCAATTTTAATTTTTTAACAATTAAAATTGTCATAATTTAATAAAAAATAATCTAGAATAATAAATGTCTAAACCTAAACCTAAACCTAATCTTTTGGATAGACTTAAAACACAACAAGATGATATGTATTATAAATAAAGAATTGCCTAGTCATATTGTTTTTGTGGAAACAAAGCAATATATAAAAAATTGAATGATTATAATAATAATGGTAATCGTATTGGTAATCGTATTCGTGATTATTCAAAAACATGTATAAATATATTTAAAACAGTGATGGTTGGTTCAATAACTCGTTAAAAAAGAATTAGATTATAAAAGAAAAGAAATTTTAGAGTATTAATTTTCTTTAAAAATGATATACAAATGTCTAACAAAGACAAAGTATATGTTATACTTTCAAAAATTTCTATAAAAACTTTTAATCGAAATTATGGAATAGTATGTTCAGGATTAAAAAACACAGCGAATAATAATTTCAAAAATTATGTTTCTATTTCTCATGAATTAAAATACCGAACCATTTTAAATCAGTGATACTAAAATCAAATTTTTTTGTTAAAGATCAATCTATATTACAACACATAGATAGAGGTTTTGAACCACCATACCAAAAATAATATTACCACCTGAAAAAATGACTATTGGGATGAAATAAATAATAAATCATTATATTTAGATTAAATGCACGAATAAAATTTCAATATAAATTAATAAATTATCAAAACATTTAATAACAAGATGATTTATGTTTTAATTGATTTAAAGAAATATTTAATGATGTAAATAAATATATAATGATAGACACTTATAAAACTCTTGTTGAAACAGCGTTTTATAATGCTGAAAATAATATTTCAAAAATTACAAATGATATTATTAATATGGAAGGTATGTCTGGAACCAAAACAAGACATTTTTATAATAATTTACTAAATACAGAAGACGCAAGATATTTAGAAATAGGAACATGGAAAGGTAGTTCTGTATGTTCTGCTATGTATGGAAATAAAGCAAAGGTAGTATGTATAGATAATTGGTCTGAGTTTGGAGGTCCTAAATCTGAATTTTTATTTAATTTTGAAAAATTTAAGGGTGATAATGATGCAACTTTTATTGAGAACGATTGCTATAAGGTAGATGTGTCTTTATTACCAAAATTTAATATTTATATGTATGATGGGAATCATACGGAAGATAGTCATTATAAAGCATTATCACATTATTATGATTGTTTAGATGACATATTTATTTTTATAGTTGATGATTGGAACTGGGAATATGTTAGAAATGGCACATATGATGCTATTCAAAAGTTAAAGTTAAAAGTATTATACGAAAAAGAAGTTAGATTAACTTGGGATAATTCACACACGCCACAACCATGGGCAAGAGCTACATGGTGGAATGGAATTTATATTACTATTTTACAAAAGTAATCAGCGTGTAAAAGATGTAAATTTAATTTAAGAACTACCTTGTTCGTTTTTTTATTAAATATAATATTAATATGGAACAAATTTTTACATATAATTATGACAATAAAGTTCAGACTATTAGTACACATTATAATGGTAATAGCGGAGAAGGGACTGGTGTAAAATACAATATAGTTATATTCTTTTTTTGAAAGGATTTATAACTAATAATATTAAAACTATTGTTCATTTAGGTTGCGACGAATTAATCTATAATGATTTGGATATATTATGATACATATAAAAAAAGTAATAGATTATCACTTAACTCAATATGGATTGTCCACAACTGAATCAGAACCAAAATTTTCTTTTATACATTTAGATTAAGTGAAGTATTTGTGTTTGGAGGCGATATGTCAAGCTAGTGATTATAACTTTGTTAAAGATAATCTAACATGTAAATTAAATTTTTATGAAAAGGCAAACTGTTTTAAATTAATAATTATATTATATGATTATAAATGGCGTCATCATCAAATCTAAAACTAAAAGTAAAAAAGCAAAGTCCTTTTAAAAGATTTAAACCAACTACTACAACAACTCCTAAACCAACTACTACAACAACTACTACACCAACTACTACACCAACTACTACACCAAGTCTTAATATTTCGACTCTAACTCCAACTCTAACTTCAACTCCTGAACCAACTCTTGACCAAACTCCAACTCCTGAACAAACTCCTGAACAAACTCCTGAACAAACTCCTGAACAAACTCCTGATGTTCAGACAAACATAGCAACAGAAATATTTAATCAAGTTTCTCCTCAAATTAAAAATGTTGCTGAAACGTTAAGGGAAAATTTGAATACAGGAGAAACCGCTAAAAAGTCACTTTTTAATAAAATACCTAATATTAGAGGCGAAATAGATAGTAGAGGATCAATTCTTAATAAATTATTTTTATTATTTTTGGGTATAATAATAATAGCTGTATCATCTTCTGGTTATTATGTTAAAAAGCATTGTACTGACCCAAGTATCAAAATTAATTCAACAATTGTTGAGTTTTTTATGGGTTTTGGAACAGGTTTAATATTTTATATAGTTTTTGATATATTAAAAATTGTAAGTGATCCGATTATTGTTATATTTGGTTTATTTTTATGTGTTATAGGAAGTATATATATCAATGTTTATAATAAGATGGGTCCTGAATGCACTGAAAACACTATTGGACCTGAATTATCTATTGGTATTTTAGGTTGTGGTATAGGAATTATTACTTTTGCTTTATTATATACTGTCTTAAATTTTCTAAAAAATCCTATCATTAAAATGCAAATTATAAGTCTTATTACAACCATCTTTTTGATTATTATACCTTCAATAATTATAAATATGACGAATAAATGTTCTCAATATGATGATAATGTAGATCAAAAGACTCTTAGTTCACTAAAAACAGGTCAAATAATTACTTTGGTGATAGGTCTTCTTATATTTGTAGGAATATGTATATCCTTTGCTACTGGTATATAATTGTAAGTTATTTTTTTGAATAACCTTATTTTATCATAATATTTATCATCATTTTTTTTAAAGTTTTAAAAAAAATACCAAAAAGTGATCCTCCTAAGGACAATTATAAATTTATCTTAATTAGACAACATTTTACAATGCATTAGTCGTCGGAGTGTACTTTATCTTTAAAGAGTGAGTACAGAATTACTACTTTTATAATTAATAAATTAAATATTTATTAATTATAAATGATCAATAACTCAAGAACTCGTAATTCACTTTTACGAAAACGTTCCTTACGTAAATCAAGAGCTCGTAAATCACCTAAACGTTCCTTACGAAAACGTTCCTTACGTAAATCAAGAGCTCGTAAATCACCTAAACGGAAACGTTCCTTACGAAAATCAAGAGCTCGTAAATCACCTATACGGAAACGTTCCGTACGAAAATCAAGAGCTCGTAAATCACCTATACGGAAACGTTCCGTACGAAAATCAACACGTCGTAAATCACCTATACGGAAACGTTCCGTACGAAAATCAAGAGCTCGTAAATCACCTATACGGAAACGTTCCGTACGAAAATCAACACGTCGTAAATCACACTCTCGTGTAGGTAAGTCTGTACGACACAAATCAGCTCATAAATCACCACGTAAGTCTGTACGATATAAGTATTCACCACCGAAGGCACCACCGAAGGCACAACCGAAGAGCGATTTCAAAAGAGTTGCGAAGGCACCACTGAAGGCACGACTGAAGGCACCACTGAAGGCACCACTGAAGGCACGACTGAAGGCACGACTGAAGCCCGATTTCAAAGGAATTGCTCTCGCCAAAGAAGAAGAAGAAGAAAAATTTAAAAAGTCGGTTAAAGAAAAACTTAACAACAAAACTACTTTATATAGATGTATTCGTTTGGGTGAGCTTGCATCTATTCAAAAGAACGGATATATGACTTCTTTAGCTATCAATAGACGTCAAGATGTTTCAGTCGCTAAATGGATTATTCATAGTATACCAAGTCAATATTCTTCTACTGGTAAAAATAAACATGATTTGATAAACCATGCTTTTTGTGGTAAAGAAGATCCAACAAAAGAGCCCGACACAAAAGAGAAGCCGATATGCATGATTAGTATAGACTTATCAGAATTAAGTAAATATGATAGTAAATATGAGATAATAATACCATCCAAATATCAGGAAATTTGGTATAATGGTAAAAAAGTGAAAAAAACAGTGAAAAGAACGGAACATATAAAAGAAAACGAAAAAGGGGAAGGGAAATGGGAAGAGGAAGGGGAAGGGGA